ATGGCCGAGGGTGATGGCGGCCTGGACTGGCCTGCTCCGCAGTTCACGCCAGCCGCTCAGCGCGTCCGGTCTGCGCTCCTGCGTCAGGGCATTGCCGAGCATCGCGTCGACGAAGCGACAGTTGCGGTTGTCCGCGCCCTGCTGGCGCCCGACAACAAGATGCTCAAGGCTGCAGCCAAGGCGCTGTCTCCAGAGCGCCGGCCGACGGATCGGTATGTCAGCGTAAAGGCCAAGCACGCGATACGCTTTCGCGCGATGTTACGGGCAGCAATCGGCGACGAGACGCCGGTCCTCCGCTCTAACGACACGGAGAAGGGAAATGGGTGAGAAGGACCGCATCGACGAGCTGGAGCACACCGTCATGCTCCTGATCGACGCCCTTGGCTGTCAACGCGGCGAGCCGAACAACTGGTGGCAGGGCATGATCGACCGCGCTCGTCGGCATGGCGTTGAAGTGCTTGGGCCCGGCAAGGTCCATGACCGGCCGTCCGGTTCGTTCCTGGCGGAATACATGCGCGGCTTCGAGCCCGCTCGCTCTAACAGTATGGAGGGATGAGATGGAACTGACCTGGACTTGGCAACACCACGAGGATGAACCGGCGACCTTCATATCGAGCGACGCGGGCTACATCCACGACATCCCCGCCGGGATCAACGGCGAGTACCCCACTATCGAGGCCGCCATGCGCGCCCGATTGGAAGATCTGCAGGAGGAGATTGCCTGGCGGCTGGAAGAGGTTGCCGACCTTCGGCAGGCTTTGACTGAGCCCCCTAGTCCCTGAAGGAGGGGAAGATGGAAGACAGAAGCAAACGCCTTCAAAGGCTGGCCGAGATCGTCGTGACCGCAGGCCATCGCGATAGTATTATGGACGCCGCCTACAAGCTTTATCCGGGCATGACGGGGCGACAGGCGCTTGACGCCCTCGCCCTAGACCTGCGTGCTGTTGCGGAAACTCCCCCTCCCCATGAGTGAACAGGAAGGACGGAAGATGGAAGACGCCGAAACGGTAGACTCGCCAGCGTGCTGGGCTGTAATAACCGTCACCCACGGCGGCACGGTATCAGTCAACAGGAACCTGACGGAAGAGGTCGCGCGACGCGTTGCGCAGCTCTGCGGTCACGACCCTTGGCCTAGCAGCATTCTCTTTGCAGCAGTTCGGCAGATCAAGCCTATGGCCGGGATGTCGTGCAGTGGCGGGTTCCGCACGCTGTATGACGGCGACATAAAGACCTGCGAGCTAATCGGGCCACCTGGCGAAAGCCTAGATGTCTGGCCGCAGCCGCCGGACTATGAGGCGCGGGTGAACCGCACCGTTCAGGAGTTGAAGGCGGTCGATGAGGAAAAGTGGCGCACCTTGTTCGGGATTAACGTCTATGAGCAGTGACGTACTGAGAGAGCGGGTTAGGGAGAGGCTGGTCGCCATCATCGAGATGTACGCAGGGCAAGGCGACAACCGCTCAGTTCACGCCGCCGACGCCATCCTCCGAGAGTTTGCCCTTCGCCCTGTAGCGGTTGGGACTGTTGGGGAAGGTGGAGAGGTGAAGCTGGGGACGAAGCCCGCGAGCCCCGCCTAGCCCCTTGTTCCCCTCCCGTTCTCCAAGGCATAAGCCGGGGGATGCGAACCCCCTCCGCCACCATCCCCCTGTGGTCCTCTACCGTAGGCCTCCTGAAAGAGGGCGTTGAGCGCGGGTGCACGGTCACCGCCTACTGCTCACGGTGCAAGACGGTCTGGCCTGTCGATCTTGATGCGATCATTGCCGAGAAGGGCGAGAACTACTCGCTGTGGAACAGGCGGCCCAGGTGCAAGGGTGACTGCCCCGGGCGGGTGTTCTTCTCCGCCAACGCCGCGCCAGGAACGCCGCTCATCAACCTGCGGGATGGGTTCTAGGCTTGGCGAGGGCTTTGAGCTTCGCGTGCCGCTCCCTCCGCCTTAGCTCCCTCTCCAGGGCCTCGCGTAGCAATTCGGCCTGCGCGCCCTTGGGCGCCCCCTCGCCGAGCAGCCGGGCAATTCGCTCCTTTGTCCCGCGCGGATACCGCCCGAGGATGTCTTCTAGGTCTTGCGGCTTTGGCCCCGGCATCGGGAGCGTTGTGAGCGATATCGCGGTTGCGGTCAAAATATCTCTATCTCCGATATCGTGGTTGACCCTAACAGGGATGGGTGTAGAGTTCAACTACGATATCGGAGATAGCCAATGAACACCGTGCACTTGGTAGAGAATGAGCCAGTAGCCACAGCCGACGAAGAGGTCGTGCGCTTCTGCCAGCGGATGCTCCAATCGGCTCGCGACGGCGACTTCCACGGCATAGCGGTCACCACTGTTCAACTCGATGGTGAGCGGGTAACGGCGGTCGGCAGCGGGTACGCCGGGCGAGGCATGACAGAGCATCGCCACACGGCTCTTGGCGGCGTGGTGGACCTTCAAGCGCGGCTGGCGCGAGACCTGCTGGAGCAGCCGAAATGACCGCCATCAATTGGCTTCTCATCATCGCCAAGATCGCCGCCAGCGCCTTCGTGATCTACGGGGCACAGCGAACCCACAGCCTGCTAGCGACCGAGGTACAGTACGGTTCCGTCGGCGACCACTGGCGCTCTATGGCCCGCGCTGGCGGTGAACTCATTGCGGCGCTTGGCGTGATCGTGATGGTGTGGCTGTGAGCCTCGCACCGGCGTCGGCCTATAATCCGGAAGCCTTCACTTGCTATCGGCGCGACACCCACACCATTGCCGTCGCGTTTGACCACGTCCTCGCCGCCAGTGAGGCGGATGCTGTCGTGGCGGCAATAGAGGAAGCCCTGCGGGTCAAGCGGCACATCCATGTTGTCGACCCCGGCGATGAGCATGGGTGTCTGGTATGCGGGAGAAACGTCCGCGACGAGGTTCACCTTCGCGTCGGTGAGCGGCCATGAAGTGCCCCTACTGCGACGGCACGGGTGATCTGCCCATCGAGAAGGCTCACGTCGGCCTGTTTATCCAGGCGGCCCGCAAGGCCAAGCGAAAAACGCAGGACGAAGTGGCGAGCGCTGCCGGTTTGTCGCGGGCACAGGTCGCCAACATCGAGTGCGGGCGCTCCGATCTGCCCGTCTCCCGGCTCCGCAAGATCGCCGACTTTCTTGAGGTCCCAATGAGGGAGCTGGTGCCGTGAGCAATCATCTGTGGAAACCCGCGATGGGTATCAGGCCGAAGCCCCGGCGGAAGAAGCGGGTGTGCGAGGCCTGCAATGGTCGGGGTGAGATCGGATGGTTCGACCATGCCGAGGCCGCTTGGCGCACCGAACCGTGCCCTTGGTGCGCCCCTACAAACACGCCGAAGCCAAGTGGCAGCGACCAAGAGGAGCGCCGCGCAGACGCCAGCCTCAGTCCCGGGAGGAACCCCCAATGAAAATGTCCGAACTCATTCTCGCCGTCGGCGATGACAACGTCCAGTTTCAGAACCTCGACCAGTGCGCCATCGACCTGAATTACAGCGAGAAGAAGGGCACGAAGATCACCTTTGGGACGGGGCAGCCCATCGACCTCAAGGGGACGAAGATGCTCGGCTTGGTGCTGTGGCTGGATCGGGATGCGGTCGCCGCTGCCGTCAAGAAGACCGCCCCATGACTACGCCCAAAGAGCGCTCGCAAGGGGAGAAGGACGAGCTGATCGCCGATCTGGTGGAGAGCCTTCGCGAGGTCAAGGAACTGTTCCGCTTCGCCCTGCTGAGCACCACCCCCGCAATCGCCCGCGAGGGCATGACGTTCATTCGCAAAGCCGAAGTCGCCATCTCCCGCGCCACGGGTAAAGCATGAGCGCGCTCCAACTCCCGCCAGCCTCAGTCCCGCCGCGACCGATCCCACTGACCAGGAGTGGGATCAATATCGGAACGACTTCTCCTTCATCTGCGGCTGCGAGCATTGCGGTCACAAGTACCGGCGCGGAGACGGATACGCCGACAACTACTTCTGCACGCAGGTCGTCCCCGGCCAGCACTGCCCTGAGTGCGGCATGAACAGCCATGGCGAACGACGCCCTGAGCCTGCGAACACGCAGACGGGAAGTGACGGGGCGGGCAACGGCCATCGTCCGGACGAGCCCGTGAAGCTTGCATGGTGCGCCTACGCAGCGACAGACGACTTTGAGAACGCCTGTCGTCAGGCGAGCTATCCCGGCCACTCCAGACGCGCGCTGTGGGCAGCCTTTGAGGCGGGGTTCCGAGCATCCAATGCGGCAGGGGGTGCGGATCACCTTGAGGGCCTCACCCGCGCCGTCACCTACCTGCTGAACGAGTGCGACGCCCCTGAAGGCTTCCGCCTAGATCCCTTCGAGAAGGCTGACATCAAAGCCCGCCACGAAGCGGCAATCGACTACCTCACGGACATCGGCAGATGACCGCCAGTCTACGGGTCTTCCCCAGGAACACACAGCCCCTCGGCAGGCGGCGCCCAGCGGCGTTGAGCGTCCTCGATAAGCCCTAACGCTCCCATGCGGATATCCCGCTCTTCGGGGTCTACGGTGTCAATGCAGGAGCGGATTGAACGGGCCGCGTCGGCAAGGTGCTGGGGCTCTATGAAGCTGCCGACCTCGATGGCCCAGAGTTCCAGGGCGGCCAGTCTGCGCTCTAATTCATCCATGTTGGGACGGTAGTTGGTCGCGTAGGGCTTGGCGAGGGAAGATGCTGCGGGCCGGGCTTGATACCGGCTCCCGACGTGTAGGCGGCGCGCGCGCCATGGCTACCGTCTGCCCCCTCCCTTTCGGGTCGCGCCGTCGCACATCTTTCGATATGCCTGGTGCGGGCAGCCGGCTCGGGTCTGAGCCATCCGGTAGCGGGTCCTTCCCCGCCGCCGCAGCCCGGCTAATATCGCCCGCTTTTGCTTGAATCTCAAGGGTTTTCGTGGGATTCTTGGGTATGGAAACGCCCGGCGAAACCGACGACCTCCGAGCCGCCATCGACGAGTTCCAGGCCGCCCTTCCGGGCTGGTGGTTCTCGTTGGGCAAATGCTCCGTCTCTTGTCACGCTAGCGCAGGACCAGACTTCCAGTGGGACGATCGACCGCTCCTCGCGATCGAGGGGTTCGACGACGGCTTCCATGCCGATATCGGCCACCCATCGAGCCTAGGCGACGCACTCCGCGACGTATTGCGTCAAGGTCTCGCCGCCAGGGCCGTCGCTATCCAGGAGTTGGCCTAACATGGAAAACCCGGTGATCGAACGGCTGGCGCGGGCGGCCTGTCTGGCCGACTGCCTCAAACACGGCAAGGCCGAACAGCCTGTCGTGCAGAAGTACGTCAACGGCGCATGGCCGGCCTATCGACACATGATCGCGCCCATCCTCACCGCTCTACGGGAGCCGGGGGCGGAGGCTGTGGCCGCTGCCGCCGACAGCAACCCCGATTTCTTCATCAGCGAGGGAATTGTAGCGGAGGCTTTCGTCAGGGTCATCGACCACATCCTATCCCACCCCAGCAAGACAGAAGCCGCAGCATGAGCAGCCTGGAGCGCGCCATTCAGATTGCGGTCACCGCCCACGCTGGCCAAGTGGACAATGGCGGTGCGCCGTACATCCTCCATCCGCTCCGCGTCATGTTTGCCATCGACGTTGACGGGGACGAGGCGCGCATCGCGGCGGTCCTGCACGACGTCTTGGAGGACACCGACGTAACCGCTGCCGACCTCGCACGCGAAGGCTTCTCCGCGCCAGTGATCGAAGCCGTCGAGGCCCTGACCCGCCGCGATGGCGAGGCCTATGGCGCCTTCATCAAGCGCGTGTCCCGCAACCCCATCGCCCGCATCGTGAAGATGGCGGACCTGCAGGACAACGCCGACCTGTCCCGCATTCCCAACCCGACCCAGAAGGACCACAAGCGGTTCTGGAAATATCAGCGGAACATCGCCGTCCTTGCTGGCCTGACAAAAGCCGCAGCATGACCACGGTCTTCATCCGCGACAACACGACGGCCGAGGTTCGCTCCCTGACTGACCGCGACCTTTGGTTTGCGGAAGACCTAGAGGCTGCCGAGTTCATTTGGGACATGGGCAACTGGTCTTGTGACTGCAACCGAGGCCTGTTCTTCGCGCAAGCAGCCGGCGACGATGACCATGAGTCCGAATGCGGCGACGAGCGCTATACGGTCTGGATCGAAGACGAGACCGGCAAGCGCCTGTACGAGGATGACGACGCTCCGAACGCGCAGACCGCCTAGCCCAAACGCGAAAAGCCCCCCGGTCTGAACCGAGGGGCTTGATCGAGTTTACCGATTTTGACCGAGTTTACCTCAGCCGTGTGGCCCGGTACCTAAGACACGACGCCCTCGAAGGCTCTGCCCGGGTCTAGGGCTTGCCCAGCCGCTTGGCGACCCGCTCCCTGACGTCCGGGGGGCTTTCCTCCCAAGCGACCACGAACGCCTCCACATAGCCTGGCACGTCCCAATCCCCCTTCATCTGGCGGGAGATCGTGTTCTCAGCCACGCCCAGCAGCGCGGCGAGACGCTTCTGCGTCAGGCCGGCAGCCTTCAGCCGCGCTTGCCAGGGCGTGTTCTTCACCAGGGCAGCGGATAGCGCGTCGGGGGGAGTCGCACAACTCATCTACGTGGCGTCGTTTTTTCTTCCGGCATGTATTGCTCAAAATCAACGTCGCGTTTATATCTACGTCACGGCGATTTTGCAACCCCCGCCCCGTCGCCGCAGGAGATCACCCGTGTACGAAAGCCAGTTCATCGGCGCGGCGAAGGGGGCGGCCTACGCCCTCCTCTGGATCGCCGCCGCAATGACCCTGTTCCGTGGCGTCGTTGGCCCCCTCTGGGGCTCGGCGAGCGACTACGGCCTGTTCGGCGCTGTTGCCGCCGCCGCGTTCGGCGTTCTCGGTCTGGCCTGGGTCGCCCTGGTCATGTTCCGCGACGTCGCCAAGCACTTCCAACCTACGAGGAACCAATGAAGCGAGCCATCATCCTGGCGGCCGTCTGTGTCGCCGCGCTTTCCACCGCCGCTTGCGGCAAGACCGTTGAGCCGGGCAACGCCGGCGTGAAGGTGAAGACCCTCGGCTCTGGCGCCGGTGTCCAGCAGGAAGCCTTGCCGAACGGGTGGCACGCCACCGGCATCGGGGAGCGTATCGAGGTCTATCCGACGATCCAGAAGACCTACCCCTACACCCGCGAGAAGACCGACGACGGCGACGAAAACGAAGAGATCGTCTTCACCGACCGCACCGGCCTGCCCATGACCGCCGACGTGGCCGCCACCCTGAAGGTCGAGCCGAGAGCCGCGCCAGCCCTGTACGCCAAGTACCGGCTCAGCTTTCCCCAACTGCTCGACGGACCCATCCGCAACGACGTGCGGGCCGCCATCGCCGCCGAAACGGAGAAGGTCGGCGTCGATGACCTTTTGGCTGGCGGGCGTCAGCAGGTGATCCAGCGCGCCCTCAAGACCGTCCAGACCAAATGGTCGAAGGAGGGGGTGACAATCTCCCAACTGGAATGGATCGGCTCGATCCGCTTCCCCGACCTGATCCTCGAAAGCATCAAGTCGCGCACCCAAGCCGACCAGAACGTTCTCGCGGCCACCGCCAAGGTGAAAGTGGCGGAGGCGCAAGCCCTGGAGAAGATCGCCATCGCCAAGGGTGACGCCGAAGCATACCGCCTCCGTGGCGAGGCCCTCCGCGCCAATCCGCAGGTTCTGGAACAGCAGGCCATCGCCAAGTGGAATGGCCAGATGCCGCAGGTCGTCGGCCCCGGCGCAACCCCGTTCGTCAACATCCGCTAAGCCAGCCCTCCGAACGGCAAAAGGCCCCGCCAGCAATCGCCAGCGGGGCCTTTCTGTTGGCCCGAGACCTAAGTCTCAAGGGCTATCAGTCAGGGGGCTACTGTCCTCAGTAAGGCCCTAAGTGAGGTCACTAGCCGGGGTCAGGTGGCTTGCATGTCCCGAACCGCCACCACTCGCACCGCCGCTTGGCGCGCTCAGCTTCCCAGGCGTCCAGGGCCTTTTGCTGCTCGATGTTGGCCTTGTCCGCCAGTACCCGCTTCTCGTCACAGGTGACGATCTCCACCCCTCGGATGGCCGCCGTGATCTCCAGGTCTTGCAGGGTCAGCTCCCGCCCCTCCGGAGGCCCGTAGAGCTTGCAGGGGGCCTTAGCGTAAAGCGGGGTCGTCACCCTTGGGGCTTTCGCCACTGGCGCAGACTGCCGGCCGCTGTTTGCACAGGCTGACATAGTGGTCACGCATACGCTGCTGACGATCAGAGCCGAGAGGAGTTTGCGCGTCCGGGGCTGCATTGGCCTTCTCCACATAGCGGATGCTTTCGTTGTTGCGCTCGATGATGCGCTCGGTGATGGCGGCTTGTTCGGTGGCGAGGGCCTGGCCAGCCCCGGCTTCAAGGCCTCGCGCGGCGGCGTTGTCCTGCGCCGTCTCTTCCTTGGCCTGCCACTTGTGGGTCTGGGCTTTCCAGAACGAGACGATGGGGCCTCCGAACACGAAGGCGCCCAGGAGCATGAGGAAGAGGGCGACGCCCGCTCCGATGAGCCAGCGGGGGATCACTCCACCACCTCCAGGTCACGATCCCCGCTCGTCCAGATCTTCTCGCGAATGGCCCGGGGAAGGATGATGCAGCCTTGGCTCGCCGTGCCGGGAGCCCGCGCGCTGTCCCCGTGGATGCGGAACGCTCCCCTCCCCGTTGGGGCGTGCGTGTCGTCCAACTTGCCATCGACAGCGTGAAGGGTCAGGGCGTAGGGGCCGACGTTCTTGCTGTCATAGCGGCTGACGATCTTCCACTTGCCGCGCGGGATCGGACCGAAGCCTCGCTCGCCTTGCATGGCCGGGTTGTTCTTCCCGCGCGCCTTGCCGCTGTAGCCGGTCGAGACGAGCTGGCCGTTGTGGTAGAGTTTTCCGGCGGATTGATCCCAGGTCCACATTACAGGGTCTCCGTTGTCGTGGTGGTGGTTGTGGTGGCGGACCCCTCAGGCATCAGGTCCATGTTCTTGGCGCCCTGGGCCATCGCCCAGGCCCCAGCCGCGACACCGCTGTAGAAGACGCCCGTCGCCGCAAGGTCCAGGACACCTGTGCGCCAGAGCTGCACCCAAGGCAGGGGAAGACCGCTGATCACCGTCATGGCCGCGCCGAACCGGCCCATGTGCCAGGTGTGGCCGTCAGGGCCGGTAAACAGGTCGGTGACGATCTTGGGGAGCGTCATAGATACCTCTTGCGGTGGGGGTGGGTTGGGGTGCGGCGAGAGAGTTGAAAAGCCGCCGCTTTCGTGGGACTCTCAGGCATGGAAATGATCGCCCGTAGAGCCGTTCTCGCTGGCGTCGCCGGATCGGCCGTCGCTGTCACCGCCGCTGCCGCGCAGCCGGTCGGCGACTGGAGAGCCAAAGCCATCGAGCTATGGGCGCGTCAGAAGCGCATCCGCCTTACCCCGGCCGAATGGCGCGTCGTCCGCAGCGCGCCGGAGAAGGCCAACATCCTCGCCCGTGTCGATACCAACCCCCGCGTATGGGTGAGGCCTGCCGGGTGCGCGCTGGCCACCTTTGAGGGCAAGCCTGCCGGCGTGTTTGAGTCGTGCGTCTTCACCGACGACACGTCCAAGAGACCCACCGACAAGATTGAGTTCATCGAACCCGATCCGCCGGGTGGATGGATGTACAAGCACGTGCCGGTGAGACAGGCGGCCTAGCGTGACCACCGAGATCATCACCGAGGACGACGGGCGCTTCGAAGCAATGCTCGCCGACCTCAACGCCAAGGTTGCCGCCGGAGAGCTTGTCAAAGTCGGCGACGGTATGTTCGTAACGCCGAAACAGCTCGCCGAACTGAAGGCGTGGAACACCGAGGAGTCGAGGCTCAAAGGGGCGAAGATCAGGGAAGAAATGGCCCGGCTTGGGGTCGCCGCCACTTGGATGGTTCCGGCGCTCTAACCCCTACTTCAGCTTATCCGCTACAAGGCCGGCGAGCTACCGGACCCCGATCATGGACTTCACGATGGCCACGCCGACGAAGTAGAGCCCAACTCCGGCCGCGACCAAGACATGCGCGAGAATGCCGACGATGGCGAAATAATCCCACATCGGGCAGCGTGCTCAGTCGCCGTCATTCTCCCTCCGTAATTACTCGGCGGTTTTCGAGGGTCTCTTCCCGGTTCTTGAGGACTTGATTTCGGAGGTCTTCGATCTGCACCCTGGTCGCAGCCTGGTCAGCCACCACAACAGCCAGGGTGTCGAGCTTGTTGTTCACCGTGGCCACCCACATCGAGCCGGCGGCGACCGCTCCAACGATGCTCATCAGGATGGGGATATTGAAGCTGAGGTCGAAGTTGATCTTGCGTTCATTCATTGATTGCACTCACACCATTTCTCCCGACTGCCCCATTCGACCCATGGCGATGTTCCCGAGTTGGCGGTTCACGCCCTCAAGCTGATTTCCCATCTTCAACAGGCTCGCGTTGGCGTGCTCCATCTCGACCGTGAGGCGGATGACCTTCTCGGCGAGGGTGGCATCGCCGTCCCCCTGCTTTTCGAGCCCAGTCACCCGTTGAGACAGCCGGCCGGCCCAAAATGCGAAGGCGAGCCCCTGGAGGCTGATCAGGACAAACAGCGACGCCAAAGCGATCCAAGAGGGCAATGTCATTCGGTTCTCCGGCGGCTTGCTCACCGTTAGTTAACCAGACGGTGCGCTCCCTCTCCCTGCCGCGCGGTGCGGCTTCGGGCGTGGGCTTGCTCCATGTCCGGGGTCGGGGCCGTGGGGATGTTGCTGCATCCCCACGGCTGCGATCTGCGTATTGACGCCGATAGGCGGCGGCCCTTCACTGGATGTATGAGGACGATCCTGGCCCGCTTCTGGCGCTGGCTCGTAGAGGTAACCGATCCCGAGGCCGACCACGGAACCGGGCCCCTGCTCAGGTGCCGCACCTGCCGGCGGGTGAGGCGCGATATCGATCAGTTCGGATACTGCGAGCCGTGCAACCTGCGCGAATGGTGAATGCTGGAGTTGCAAGACGGTCGGGGCGCCGACATACTCGCTGAATGGGGCGTATCGGTTGGGCGGCGATGGTCGCCGTCATCGCGTTGTTGTGCGTCGAACTGATGGTTCGGTTCGTGACCGCCGTTCCCCTGCATCACTTGGGGCCTGAGGGCTACATCCACGCTCCCAATCAGCGCGGGTCGGTGTTCCTTCGTCGCTACGCCTACAACGAGCTATCAATGGGGGTGGAACAGCCGTTCGTTCCCGAAGGCGTCCTCTTGCTCGGCGACAGCATCGTCAACGGCGGCACCCTTCACGATCAGCCCGAGCGTCTTGGCCCGCAGCTGGAGGAACGCATCGGCCGCGACGTGTGGCCGGTGTCGGCTGGCGGCTGGGGCTTGGCGAACCAGCTGGCCTACATCAAGGCCCGCCCCGAAGTGCTGCAGCTCGACACCATCGTCTTCGTTCTGAACGCCACGGACAGCCGGCAGGGCGAATGGCTGGGCGAGGTGCAGATGCCGACGAAGCGGCCGATCCTGGCCATGGCGTTCGCCTATGACCGATGGATCGCCAAGAAGAAGGCCATCGTTTACCGTGAACTGCCGCCCTGGAAGCCCGAGTGGGAGGCGTTTCTACGCCGCTACAAGGGCCGCGTGGTGGTGGTCGGCTACCCCATCCCCGACGATATGAACCAGCGCACCGACCCGCTCCGCTGGATTAGGAACATGGCGCCGGAGGTGATCGAAGTTCCCTGGTCGGCGGAATACTACGAGCAGGGCGTCCACCCCGGACCCGAGGGAACTGCTCTGCTCGCGGAGATCATTGCCGGCGGGCTGGCAAGGCCTTCACAAGTTGCCCGGCGGTGACCGTCATCATGCCCAGCGTCACCCCGAACAGGAAAAAGCACACGCTGGCAAACGGGGTGTGGATGAACACGTAGCGGCAGATGCCATAGGCCAGCAGGAGGAGAAGAGCCGCCTCCGCCGCCAAAATCCACCCCAGCTTTCCCATGCGCATCCCAGTTGCCAACGGCCCATCGGACCGCTTGAATATCGACATGAAGATCGACTTCAACCTCAAACTCTGGTTTGGCGTCGCCGCCATCGCAATCATCGTGCTCGGTATCGCGGTATTGCTGATGGAGCCCAACACTGCCGAAGGCCCGGCGATCCCGCCGCCGGCAGCGCAGCACCGCTAGCAACCTCCCGTGCCTATGCGAGTCGACGCCCTTAGCCGTGCTGCAGGGTTGTGAGGTACTCGTCTGCCGTGAGGCGTCGAGGTGTTCCGCCGATGGTCCAGCTCGCGCCGGCGCCCATCTCCGCCATTGCCGCCAGCACTGCCCGGCCTAGCTCGGTGTCAGTGCGAATGCGCAGGTCGTTGTTGTCCGGATCCACGAACAGGTTGGCCGCCCCCCCCGCCATACCCCGACAGTCGAAGAACCGGCTGTTAGCGTCGTTCGGGGCGAAGTCCACCAGGTACTCGTCCCAGGTCAGCTTCGTGGCCCCGCCGAATACCGCGGAACTCATGTTCCCGGGCGTGAAGACGACGATGATGTTCCAGTCGGTCAGCAACGCTTGGCCGGCGGCGCTGTCCAAGCGAATCCGAGTTCCGACAGTGCTGTGGGGACAATCTGCGACCAGGAGGGAGTACGTGCAGCTCGGGGTCTGACCCTGCTGTTGGGCGGCGGTCGAGCCGACTTCATAGATGGCTGCCAGATAGTCGGAGCCGGGGTTGGCGTCGCCATAGGCCGTCTGGACCGTTCGGGCGAAGACTGTCTCATGGTGGACCTGATGGCCCTCCATAAGCCGCTGCAGCCGCATCCCGCGATTGTTGGCGTCGATGGAGGCATTGCGCACGATGACGACGTTGTCGTGCTTGTCGGCGAACGACGTATTCCGCGAACAGGCGGTGCAGAGGCTATAGCGGCAGATGGAGGCGCACGGGACGGCCCAGCTGCCGGCCTCGCCGAACGCCGTGTAGTAACCGTGGGTGTGGTAACCCTCGATCAGCGCGTGTTCGGTCTGGTCGATAGCCTGGGGGTGATCGCCCGCGAGGGCGCCGGAGGCGGCGGGAACAATAACGTCGGAGACGCCGGAAACCTCGACGTAGAAGAAGTTGCCGCCCGCGCCCAACGTACCGCTGGCGATAGCCTGTCCGCCGATGGTGACGCGGTAGGTGCCGCGCAAGCCAAGCGTGCCGCCGCTCTCGGTGCTGGTGAGTTGCTCGGCGATGTAGGTGCCGACCGCTACCGTCTCGGCCGTGTTTCTCACGACGTAGCCGATACGAAGTGTAACCGCGCCAGTCGGCAAGGAATCGACGGTCATCACGTCGTCAGTGATGGAGCCTGTGAACTCAGTTCCCCCCCGGTGGACGTAGATCGACCCACCCGGCGTGTCGCTATCGATCACGACATCGCGGATGATCGCCGACATGCCCAGAGCATCCGGCGCGTAGATGTTCAGCAGGTTGCTCGTGGAGTAGCCGCGCGAGTAGTAGAGACAGTCCGTAAACGAGCCGCCGCCGCTGTTCGTGATGTGCTTTGGATTGTGGGCGAATACGCAGCCGGAATAGTCGATGTTCTGGCCGCCATTGACGATCCCCAGGCCGGCGTTGAAGTGGCTGAAGAAGATGTCGTAGACAGCCCCGCCGTCGCGGTCGACGTTCTGGCCCCAGACGATTGCGCCGAACGTGGACACCGGGCGGACCCGGTAGGCTCCGACGTCTGGCGCAAGGCCATCCGGCATATTGACGTAGAGGGTCCAGGTCGAACCGCTGACCAGCTCAAACCACGAGCTGTCACTCGTGGCGATGCAGTTGGCCTTGGACGTGGCCTGGCGCATCAGCCGCTCGGCGGCCAATGGCGTCGCGTCCATGATGTCTCGCTGGACCCGGAGACAATGCATGGTGGAGTAGGCGTCGTTCACCGGGGCAAGGTTGGTCCCGGTGTTGACGGTGTAGGTGGTCTTCCAACAGGTCCCGCTTTCGAGGGTCCAAGTTTGATCGGTGACGTCCTTGTCGCCGTTCATCCGAGGCCAGGGCTGGCGTCTATAAGTCTCGCCACTCCAACTGGCACGGCGCCGCCCTTGGGGCTGCGCCATGAAGATCAACCCCTTTGAGACCGTTCCGACGCTGCTCCCAAAGCCCTGGTTGTCCCATTCGCCCCAAAGGCCAACCACGGCGCCATCCGCCAAGGCCCCGAGCGCAGTCAGGCCGGTGATGTTCTGCTTGGGATTGAAGCGGTCTCCAGCAGCCGCATCCGACCCAGAGAGGCTGTTGACCGCCTTGGTGATGCTCGTCTCTGCCGCCGCCCGCATGGTGAGACGGCGGTTCCTCCAGCGGCGGTGCGTCTCAAATGTCTCTTCCCAGCACGGGCGGGGATCGATGTACGGCTCCGCCGGCAGCGTGGGCATGATCCTCGGCATGAAGGGGCTGTCTGTCAGACAGACCTCGGGCTCGAAGATCGTATCATCGACGTTGAAGGTGATGGTGTTGGTGACGGTCGTTCCACGAACCGTCGTGCCACCGTTTGAGGTGTTCGCCCACGCCAGCTTCTTTGTGCCGGGGAACGGCTCGGTCTCAACGGCCGGCGGGTTGTAGGCGATGCTGGCGTGCGCCCTGGACGCCAGAGTAACGGAGCCCGACGTTCCCGACTTCGAAACCGCGTACATATACCGGGTCGCCGCAGGATCGACCCACGGCGCGGCGGTCAGGGTGGTGGTCATCGTGCCGCCGGGCGTCCCGGTGAACGTGCCGTCGTCGTTGTAGGTGACGCCGCTCAGAACCCAGGACGTCGGCCGGACCTGTTGTGCGGGATAGGCCGCGAGCCGCTCGGCGATTTCGGCCTCATACCGCGCCTTCCCAAACCGGTAGGTATCGGCGCTTTGGGCGATCTCCGCCGCATCGGCGTCAGCGCCGAACCGAGCGAACGTCAGCAGGACCCGGGCGTTGTTCGTCGGCAGGACGCCCGCCACCCAGGCGACGTTGATCTTCCGGTAGCCGGTTCCGTCGAGGACGGCGCCAGTCACGTTGAAGACGGTGAACTTCGCCGTTCCCGGCTCCACGATGTAGATTTGGCCCTTCACCGCCGCGTCGGCGTCGTCGAAGGTGTCCAGCCATCCGGAGATGGCATTGCCGCCAGCGGCATTGTTGTCGGCGAAGATCTGGGTAACGGCGGTAACGGTCGCGCTGTTGAAGCGAATGAAGCCTGAACCCGGGTCAGCATCGGTGATGGTGGTCGAGAATTGGAACGCAATGCCGGCTTCGGACCCTGCCGGCGCAAACCTCAGCAGCAGCCGATTGCCGTTGGTGAAGTTCGACGACGATCCCGCCACATACGTTACCGGGACCTTCCGGTAGCCTCCGCCGTCGGTGATGGAACCGGTAACGTTGAACAGCACGAACTTGCCGCTGGCCGGCTCATTCAGGATCAATTGACCCCGAACACCGCCGTTCACGTCGTCGAAGCTGTCGATCCACGCCGTGATGGAACCGCCGCCGACCTCCTGCAGGTCGATGTAGAGGATCGTCACACTAGCGAGGGTCGCGTTGTTGAACCGGATATTGCCGTTGCCCGGGTCTGCGTCTGTGGTGGTGCTGGAGAAGGTCATGGCGACACCGCCCGTCGCCACGCCAGCCCTGGTGAATTGCAGGTTCACGCGGGCGGCGTTGGTCGGCAGCGTTGCCGAACCCTCGCGCCAGACCACCGGGACCTTGCGATAGCCGGTGCCGGTCACCACCGCGCCGGTGACGTCGAACACCGCGTATTTCAGCGTGCCGGGCTCGGCTAGGTAGATTTGGCCCCGCACCGGTCCCTCGACGTCGTCGAAGGTGTCGACCCAGCCGCTTGCCGTCCCGCCGCCTACATCCGTATCGTCGATGTAGAGGAAGGTCACCGAAGCGGGCGTGGCGTTGTTGTAGCGGATGTTCCCCGCGCCCGGGTCGCTGTCGGTAGTGGTAGTCGAAAAGGTGAACCCGACGCCGCCGGCATATGCCGCGTTCAGGGCGGCGTCTGCAGCGCTGGTGGCGGCCGACGCTGCATTGGCCCCACTGGTCGCCACGTCAGCCGCAATGGCTGACTGCGCGGCGGCCCCAGCAGCGTTGACGGCGGCCGTCTGGGTCGACCCGGCGGAATTGACGGCCGCGACCTGGGTTGAGCCCGCCGCATTGACGTTGGCGACCTGAGTAGTCCCGGCTGAATTGACCAGTCCGACTTGGGTAGCACCTGCGGCATTGATGTCCGCGATGTTCTCCGAAACGGCCGTTGCGTTCTCAGCAAGGGCCTCCGCGAACTCTTCCGGAGTCCCTGTGTAGCCCGCCGAAACGGCCGCCGCGTAAGCGCTAACCCCCGGCGCCCCGCTGTAAACCACTGTGCGGATGGGGCTCGTTGCCGGGACGTTGTAGATGACGGCCGGAGCCCCTCCAGCACCAGCGGCGGGCTCGTTGAGATCAGGGTCGGCCGCGATCTTCACCCGGAACTCGCCGGACTCGATGACGCTTCGACCGCCATCCACCAGCTCGTCGAACGACCAACGCAGGACGGCGCCCGCCCGGCCGCTCGGGACCAGGGCCGCCGTCTGGTCTCCTGTCAGGGTGGCCAGCAGATAGTCACCGTCCGCGTCATCAACGACCTCTGCGGCGACGTTGACCGGCGTTACGCCAAGCGTTCCGAAGACCCGCAAGGCAAAGCTGCGGTTGGCGTAGTCCTGTACCGCATCGTTGTCGTCGAGAAGCCGCCAGCCGACGGCCACGACCTCGCCGGCATAGACCAGCGCGTCACCGTCCGCGCCGAACGGAGGCCCGTTGCGTTCCATTGTCACCTGCAAGCGTTAGGGGTTAAGGGCCGGGGGCGGACGCCCCGAGACGCTAGGGATGCTGGGTCTTCACGGCCGCGAGCATCGCCTTCAGCTGGGCGGCCTTGGCTATCGTGGTCGGGCGCAGCCGCGCGGCCACGTCAGGCTGTTCGGCAAGGTCGAGGGCCAGATCGACCGCCACCTCGATCATCATGTCGCGGTCGATCCGCGCATAGCCGTCCTTGCGGCGCCCGTCCCGGTCCTTCGCGGCGAGCCGCTCGGCTCGCGCATCGGGAAGCGGGTCATAATTCCAGGTGAAGCCTTCACCGAACCGCCAATCCTTTGCCTGACCCCCCTCAGGTGGTCCCTCGACAACGGCTCGCTCTTTGGCGTTCAAGACCGCCGACTCTTGCCGCCGGTAGGTCGCCAGGACCCTTCCATCCTCGCCGAGCACGGACCAGGTCATTTCTTGCTCACGAACTCTTTGAAGGTCGCGCCGGTGTCGAGGTACGGCACGTTGGCCGTGTTCTCTTCGGTCTGAGCCCAGATTTCGAGCGTGTGGCTGCCGACGCTCAATCCCGACAGGTTGATGGGCAGGATGACCACTGAAGACAGGGCATTCTGGTTGCCCTGATAGATGACGATGTCACCCTCGAAACCCCCGTATGACCCGGTGAAGGTTGGGCTCTCGTCCAAGCTGACGAAGAACTTGAGGTGTGTCGCGGCGTTGCGCTGCCACTCGATCTTGCCAGTCCATTCAATGGTGATCGAACCCTCGCCGCTGTAGGTGAAGGTGTACTCATCCAGCTGTGTGAACACGTCATTCCCCGCGCCTTGCCAGGGAATGAAGATCGCTCCAGCGCCACCGAAGCCCGTGGATCGGGTCTGCTGCTCAAGGATGGTGACATTCTCATCCACGATCTTCGGCGTGGTGACGCTGTCATCCATCGGGATCAGGTCACCGGTCGTGACGAAGCCGCCGGCGTCTGCCGTCCACGTCTCTGAGACCGCCCCACGAACGGACCGATAGGCGTACTCGATTTCATAGTCGGTGATCGGCGCGATGGCCGGGATCGGCATCTTGGGCGCGTCCACCGGAAAGGCGACGTATTCCCAATCTGAAGCCGGCGAGCCTGTGTCGATACGGTAGCGAACGACAAGGTCGGCCGCCTCGACGCTATCCACGGTCCCCGTGATGTAGATCACCGGGATTTCCGCCCCGCCCCCAACAGCCGTTCCCGGCGTCGCAGTCCAAGTTCCGCTATCCGGCGGCTCGATCCCCGGCTCGGTCGTATCGAACCCGCCGGCCGCCGGCAGCGTGCCGGTAGCGCCTAGGGCGTCGGCGTGCTTGGCGTCCGTCTCGGTCCAGCAGCGCAGGACCACGCGACCGGTGACCGGGTTGCGGGTCCGCTCGCGGATCAACAGCTTCACCGCATCAATGCCAAGCTCAGGTTCGTCGAGGGTGATGCAATCCCCGGGCTTCAACGCCCGCCAGCGAGGGCGCACCTCCAATTCCCACGGTCCGGCCTCACGGCTTTCCCAAATGTCGTACTTGGCCAGCTGCGCCGCTTGGTCCTTGTCTTGAACGAAGGGGTATCCAATCTCCCTCGTTCGCGGACCTTCATCGGCCACCACGAAGGCCGGGACAGAGACCGGGTCTGCCGCGATCACCTCCCAACCGCGATCCTCTTCGCGGTAGCGGGGAATGACCGTGTTGAACCGCTCCCTGAACCCCGGCGGCCCCGTGAGAGAAATCGGCCCGACCAAATCCGCGCCGGTCAGCGTGGCGATAGACACCCTCGGCGCCTGCACCATGACCGACATTTTCCCGCCCATCGGGATCGGTCGCCCGCCACCGGCGCGAAGCATCTGCTCCAGCACCGTGTACTTCGCATCCGTGGAGAGCGCGACGCCGCCGCAGGTCCAGCCGTTCGTCTCGCAGACGTTGGCCCCCTCCATGAAGGCCGCCGTGTCTATGCCGGCAATGGGCATTCCCGCGCCCAACAGCGTCACCCACTGGCCAGGGCTGCTCGATCCGTCCCACCCCTTGATCCCGAGCGACCATGTGATGGCCTGCAGGAAGGGATTGCTTCGCCCCGTAAACGACCAGGTGTCAGGGTCGGTCGAGTCCTGCGATCCCGATCCCCCAGGAACAGAGCTGTCCTCTCGCGGGTCGTATACAGCCGGCCCAAGCGTCACCATGAGCGGCGTGGCCGGCCCGGTGGAATACTTCAGCGCCGCGTAGCGCATGATCAGCTGGTAGGTCGCCAGCCCCGAAATCTTGTGGTCCGTCGTGAAGACAGTATCGGGATCGGGCGTAAACGGCGGCGTGGAAAGGGTGTGCGCCGACTCCGTGATGTTGCCGACTTTGTAGTCGAACCACATCAGGTCGTTGTAATAGCCGACTGCGTTCCGGTTGACGTTGAACGTGGTGTCAACGTCGTTCATGAACTGCGCTTCGATCCCCTCGATAGGACCGACCGACAGGACGTTGACCGTTCGGTAGTGGCGAGCCTTCTCCCCGCCGTAGACATTCTTATAGACCGGAGCGCCGGCCGTAGCCGTTCTACCCAGCACGTAGGGAACGCCTGCGTTCGGGTCGGGGCGCCACTTGATCGTCTGCCCGCCAGAGCTGGCAAGATTTGGCTGAAAGGCCACTGAGAGAGCCGACGAGAGCGCAAGCTGAAACGCAGTATTGGCGACCTGGCCGATGAACCCTGAACTGCCCGCCGCCGATGCGAAGCCGCTCACCATGGCGTTCGTAGTCCCTGCGCCAACGCTGCCAGCGCCGACACCACCGGCCGCGCCGCCGGAGAACATCCCTCCGACCCAGTTCACGGCGCTGGAGAACACACCCGCCAACGCTCCCATCAGCGCGGCTCCACCCGCCAGGCGAAGGCTTGATCCATCAAGTGCGGCGGCAGATCGCCGCCAACCTCGAACACCTGATCAGATCCCCGGGCCGCCAGAAACTTCCCACCGCCCATGGCCACCCCTAACGCCGTCCAGCCCCCATCGGGGAACCCAAGCAGATCGGCCCGCATCGCCATGCTGAAGGGGACACGGGGGAACCCCAGGTCATCAACTACTGCAGCCACGTCGTTGAAGCCGGCCCGCTTCAGCTTCAGGACGGCTCCGCGCTCGGTCGTGTAGCCGCTGAACCGAGCCCATCGGGGCTTGTGTCCCATGGCCAGAAGGAGCGCCTTCGCCATGCGTCCACAGTCGACATCCCGGTAATCGATCTGGCGCCCTTTGAACTGGTCGAGAACGGCTTGCGCGGCCTGTTGCCGCCGGATCGCTGGGTGCGTCATCCGTTCTTGATCTGCCGCATCTGGCGGAAGTGCGTCGCCGCCTGAATGGCGGGGTTGAACAGCTGGCCGAAGGTCCCGGATGAGCGGGTCGCGTAGCGAGTGAGCGGCGAGAAACCCTCCGTCCACCAGGGGCCGTCATTCTTGCCCTTGCCGCTGAAACCGCTGTTCGCGCCGCCGGTGCCCCACGGCAAGGTTTTCTCAATATCGACGATATGGTCCAGGCCCAACTCGGCTGGATACCGTTCCTTGTGCCAAGCGCCGTTCAGGCGGACCCCTTCGGCGTTCTCCATCAGATGCTCAAAGACGGAGAAGCTGTCGCATTCGACCAGGTCGCCCTCCCCATAGGCAGTGTGTCGTCGGGCAACGTCGAAGAAGCCGACGAACTCGGTTTCCCAGCCCGGCAACGGCTCGCCCGTCATTGGATCGACCAGGCCCGTTAGCACCGTGACCGGGCTCATCTGCCGGTCCCCCGCGATCAGCGCTTGCGCCGTCGTTGCATCGGGAACAGCAAGGGTGAACTGAAAGCGCGGAGCCTCACCGTCGACCCCATCGCCAATGTCATCCCCCGTGACCCAGGTTCCATAGACAGCGTCTTCCCCGGTGAAGACCTCAGAGCCGCCCAAGTCCAGATAGCCAGACCGCTCCAGCAGCCTGACCGTCCGGTCCGGAAACTCGATCTTCAGCGCCGCCCATTCGATGAAGCCATAGCCGTCATAGGCTGCTTCCATTTCAGGAGTCATCGGGCCTCCCGGATTGAGAAGGGAACCGTGTGAAAACGGAGCCGCCGAAGTGACCAGCTCACCCCCACCTCGTTCATCCACCCCTCCAGCTTCGGCGAGGCGAACTCCACGGCGCTGTTGTCTGCCGGGCTGACGCGCATCATGGGGGTGAATGTCAGCGTAGCTTCGCCCGAACCGTTCGCCGTCACCGCTTGGCTGGTGAAGTGCAGGTACGGTCGGCCGCTGCCGTCATGGATATTGAACGGCGTCCCGGCTGGGATGGTGAGACCGGCGGTGACGCCATCGATATCCAGCGTCGAACCCGTCTGAGCCGCGCCCTTCACGAGCGGTGTTCCGGCGGTCATCCCGTAGGGAGACGGCAGGGTCCAGCGCACCGGAGTGCCGCGCCGTTGAGCCAACAGGGCAGCGATCCAAGCCTTGGCGCAAGTGGCCTCCATAGTCCCGAGAACACCCCCGACGGCGAACTTGTCGCCCATGCGCGCCGCGAATTGCTCCACACCGCCCACAAGCGGGGTCAGCAACCCACCACCCCCAACGATGGCCCATTCGAGGCTGTCTTTCGGAATGGCCGTCACCGGCAAGGCGATGAAGCTCATCGAGGGATCGTCGTTGCTTGCTTGCGGGCGCTTGCCCGCGCCGACGCCGCCGCCGCCTGCGCGCCGCCCATCATCGCGCCGCCCTGCAGGGCGACGTTCCCAATGGCGTTCATCTGGCTGACCAGGTCTTCCGTCATCACGGCGCCTCGCAAGTCGAACTGCAGGATGGGAGCCGAGCCACCACCGCCCTGCGCTGGCCGCGCGCTACGCATGGCGCGAAGCGCGCCGTTGGAGAGCACCTTCACCCCGCCGCCGGGCTTGGCGTAGAGCGCCTCTGGACCCTGCTCGCCCACGGTGGCCCATTTGCCCGAGGGGAAATCTCCTCCACCGGCGAAGCCGCCCGCGTAACTGCCCGAACTGAACAGGTTCGTTCCCAGCCAGGACAGGGCCGACGAGAACCAGTTGCCGCTTCCGCTGCCCTGCTGCTGTTTGGAGTAGTTGTTCAGCAGGTCGAAAAGTTGATCGCTGAGATTGTCGATCAGGCGGTTGGAGAACCTGTCGGCCAGGCTCATGAAATAGCCGTCGAGGTCGCCCTGCAGCGCCGCGCGGACGCCATCGCCAAACGAACGGCGGAACGTCTCGCGCATCTCGTCTTCGTTGGCCTGTATGCCTTCCGCCGCCTCGGCAAGGCCGAAGTCGATCAGTTGAGGGTCCGCCTCGAAAGTGGCAGCCTTTACGCTCGCCAGCCGCTCGACCAGCGCCAGTTCTTCCCGGTTGAGGGCAATCTTGTCCGTAAGGGCGAGAATCTCCGCGTCGGCTTGGCTGCGTCCGGTTGCGACGTACTTCGCCGTACGATCCTTCAGCCATTGTTCGGTTTCGGCGGCTTGGATGCGGGTCGCATCGCCAGACGCCCGGGCGCGCTCCAACTCCTGCTCAAGGCGTAGCTCCTCGGCCTTGGCCGCAAGCTCCTCCTTGGTCGGACCCGTCTTCCCGCGCCCGCCACCGGACGAGCCACTTGTCGGTCTCAGCAGCTCCGGCGGAAGGTCAAACCGCGAGGCTTCCGTCGAACGGATGCCATCCGGATTGAACACGTTGCCGGGTTGCAGGCCGCGTTCCATCTGCTCCCTTAGGAGCCGCCCCCGGTCGCTGGTGAACCTGCTCCGACGCTGAGCGCCAGCCGCGACGCGGCTCGTGCGGGTGGCGCGGTCCAGGTTCGAATCCGTATAGCCCAAGGCGAACGCAAGATCCTCTTCCGAAGCCCGGCCGAGGTTCTTCATGATGCCTTCGTAGCGCTTCTCCTGCTCGTTGGACTGCCATAGGGCGAAGCCACCAGCACCGGCCACGGCAAGTGGCGCTCCGAACGTGCCCCCGACCCCCGCCGCCCCGATCAGGCCGGAGCCTCCAGCGGCGGCGTTGGCCCCCGTAAGGCCCATCAGCGAGGCCCGAGCCATCCCGGCGAGTTTGATGACTTTGCCGAGGCTGCCGAGCAGCGCAGCAATCGGCCCACCGGCCGCTACGAAGGCTAGGATCGCCAGGCCGGCGATCTGGACGCCGCTCGGCATGTCGTTGAAGGCTTTGACGAGCTTCGTCACCTCCTGCATGGCCTTCGTCACATGCGGTAGGAGGATTTCGCCGAGGTCGCGGGCGGCAATGTTGAACTGATCCTTCATCGCCTTGGCGGAGTTGGCCGCGCTACCCGCCGTGCGTGCAGCGTTGCCCTGGGCGACAGAAGTTTTCTCCAGGATGATGTTGGCGCGCGCGATGGTCTTCGCTGCCTCGCTGGCCGCCGAAGTGTTGCCCTTGAAGCCCAGTCGCAGCAGTTCAGTCTTCACGGCAGCTTCATTGAGCACCACGCCAAAGCGCTTCAGCGGCTCCGTCTCGCCGGTCAGGCCGGAGATCATGGCCCGGTAGGCTTCGGCGTCTTCGACGTTGAACAGAGACCCCACGTCGACCGCCCGGGCCGTCAGGCTCTTCACCAGTTCTGTCGACTTTTCTGCCGCAACCCCAGTGCCGGTGATGACCAGTTGAAGCCGGGTCATCGACTCCAGCATTGGGACAGAGTCGCGATCAAGGCTACCCGCCAGCGCCTCGGCAAACTGGCGCGCTGATTGTGCAGAGTCCTTGAACGCGACTTGGAAGGCATCGCGGATTTCGGCCGCATCCGACGCCAGCCTGATTGCGTAGGCGCTGATGCCGGCCAGAGCGGCGCCGGCCAGTAATGACGCCCTGCCGAACCCGGCCCCCAGCATTTGGCCAAGTTCCTGCCCCGCCTGCGCCGCGTCCCGCTTCATCCGCTCGAACGTGCGCTTGTTGGTCGCCTCCACACCGTAGAGGGTGCGGTTGACCTTCTTCATCTGGGCTTCAAATTGGGTCGCGTTCGCCTCGATGCGGACCAGGAGACGCTCAATTTCGTCAGCCATTAAGCCTCCTGATCCGGCGACATATGCCGGGCAACCGCATCTTCGAACTCACGCTCGGTGGGGGCTTCCGGGCCGCCGGGCTGGTTGGCCTCGCGCCAGCCTTCAAAAGCGGCCATCAAGCGCCAGAGGCTCGTTTCCGCGACCGCTTCCGGGGCGTATCCGAGCTTGCCCCCGATGGCGTAGAGCCGGGCGAACCGGATTTTTCTTCTGGGGAGGTCGCCGTCTCCCCCTTCCCCTCCCCCGGCGGCTTGTCCTCGTCGGGAGCGCCATCAATCGCGGCAGCGATGATGTTGATACAAAGGGACTTCCACTCCCCCAGGCTTCCCTCGGCAGCGTAGCGCTCCACCAAGATCAGGGCGGGAGTCGGTTGCATCCCGGCCCCGATCAGGCCAAGGCGGATCGTTTGCCTGACGTCGGCGATGCGCCATGTGGCGTTCATGAGCCGAAACAGGATCTCTTCAGGCCCGGCGTCGCAGCGCTCTTGCAGCTCTTCGAGTTCGCCGATGCGCAGCCGGAAGTCGTGGATGCCGTCGCCGAATACCGCGCTGATCTTGGCTGAGCGGCTCATTAGGCGTTGTCGGCCCGCGTCACTTCACCGTCGCTGACCAAGGTCAGGCTGGCTGTGGCCTTGCTCTTCCGGGTCCCCGAGATCGAGAACTCGGTCAGGTGGAAGGCTCCGGTCCAGGTGGAGCCGCCGGTCTTGTCCACCTTCACCTTGACGTTCTTCGTGTCGGGCGAGGTGAACCAGTCGTAGAACTCCTCGATGCTGGCGACGTCGAGCATGCCGGCGCCGTTGATGTTGGCCGACAGGCCGTCCTTCTCCGCCGACTGCCAGGCCGGATCTTCCGGGGAGTCACAGTCGGGGATCAGCTCCTGGGTCAGCGACGAAGAGAAGGAAATTCCCCGATCGGTATTGATCAAGCAGGGGTGGGAGAAGACTTCGGGCGAAGCCCCGTCTCCAATCATGATCAACAGCTTCTCGCCGTTGACGACGTCAACTTGAGCCATAGTGGCGCTCCTAGTGAAACCGCAGGGCGGCGAAAGCCGGTCAAAGCCGGAATGGTCAGCTGGTCGGAGCCAGTTCGTAGCGAAGGCGGATGATCGCCTGCGTGGTTAGGCCGTCCCTGCCGGTCTGGATCAGGACGTCCCGCATCTCATGGACGAGCAATTGAAAGCCGGTGACAGTGATCTCGTCATCCAAAAGGGAAGCGATGACCGCAGCGGCCTGTTGAGCCTCTACCCGTCCGACCTTCCGAGACCAGACGTCGATCTGAACGAAGACTTCTGCGCCAACGTGACAGGTATCGCCGCCGTCCAAGCCCTGGATAGGGCCGAAGCTGGCATAGGGAAACACGGGCTTATCGGGGTCGCTGGGGACGCGATCATAAATCCTAACTGGATTGCCCAGGATGGCCCGCAAGGCCGTCGAAGCCAGCATAGCCGTGTGAATAGCGCCCTGGACCGCGAGGGCGGCGGTGGCGGCGTAGCTGCTGCTCATGCCGCCCCCTTGGCGTCTGCCTTCACTGCTCGGCTGACAGCGCTGGCGATACTGCGCTTGATCTTCTTCCGATTGATCCGGACCACGGGGTAGAAGAACGGCTCGGCAGGAACTTGAGACCCGTCGACAGCGGCGTGGCCAAGCTCAACGTGCGCAGCATAGGGCTTTCCGTTCTCGTCCTTGGCGTCAACCAAGACCACCGCCGACACATCACCCAGCCTGCCCTCTTCCTTACGGATGCTGTCGCGAAGGCGGCCGGGATGATCCCCGTCGGCAGATACCGGAGCGATGGCACGCATCTGCGATACTAGGGAGTCCGCGTTCCTATCGACGCTCCGCTTCATCGCCGCCCGAACACGAGAGGGCATTTTTGCGAACTTGGCCATCAGCCGCTCAACGCCCTCAACGCCACTAGCCATCAGCGACACCGGACTGGAGTTGGCAGAACAAGAACTTGCCATCCCCGTACATATCCACCGGCCCGAAGACGATGTTGAACGTCCGCGTCTTGTCGCGCTGGTCGATGGCCCGGTCCCCGGTCACCACCTCCCGGCCCTGGCCGTCATTGCGCATCCACAAATCCCAGGTGGCCTTGCCAGCGATCCGCCCGGCCTGGATTTCCTCGCCACCCCGCGTAGGGTTGATGCTTGCCCAGCGGGTGAACAGGTCCGCCCAGTCGCCTTGATGATTGCCGTAGCCGTCGGACGCCGTCAGGCGGCGCTGGAAGGTGATGCGCTGCCTGAGGTCGCCGGGGGACTTAGGTGCGGCCACGGACGCGCTTCGGCGGGGCGATTTCGACAGCCGCACCGTTGGCGATGGCGGCCTCGCCGGCCTCGCGCTTCACGGTCGGCTTTGTGTTCGCCTTGTACGCCACGATGGAGCGGGGCGCTCCCGATGGAACGTAGTCGTAGTCGCGGAGAAATCGAACCCTCATCGTTGGCGCCTTCATTTCGGTGTCAGTCATTTGGGCCTCCAAGCAGCCGCCACAGGGTGCCGTCGATCAGCTCGCGCTCGTTGAACTGTGAGTAGGCAAGCGACCGAACCCAGGGCTCGCGGTCGGGGTAGATCGGGTTTTCGATATCGAAATCGGTTCGCCCCACCAGGGAGGCGGCGCTGTCGGGGTGAACGAACACCGGGCAACCCATGATGACCGCCTCCACCGCCGCGTTAGAGCCGTGGGTGACGAGGCAGTGGGCGCCCTTCAAATCCTCATGCAGCTTGCGTCCGAACCGCTGCTGTTCCTTGTCGCGGACCACGATGGGCCGGTCTGTGATGGCCTTCAGGGCCTCTAGCGTCCGCTCCGTCCAGCCCTCGATCCGGTGGAAGCGCTGATAGGTCGGCGAGGGCTCGGCGACCACGATGTGTCGGCCGTTCTTTGACCAGGGCCACAACGGCGTTGCAGCGGCCCGCCAGCGGTCGGCAGGGACATCCCTGATCTCGCGCATCTGGTAGCCGTTGACCTGCCAGCGGTAGTAGCCCCCGTCCGTTCCTGTTGGCAGGTCCGTGGCAAAGACCCGGCGATTATAGCCCCGATCCCAGTAGACCCACGTCCGCCCTTCCTCCCTCCATCGGTTGATGTAGGGCCGAAGCTCCGGCGTGCAGCCGACTATCGGAATGCGGCCCTTGCTTACCTTGTGGTCCAGAAGCTCGAAGTCGCCCTTCACATAGGCGCCGCCGGCAGCTTGGATGGCGGCCCCAACCCTGTCGAAAAGCCTGACCTTGAAGGCGCTCAAGCCGTTGGGACGGAAGAATGCCGTGTTTGCCGGTTCAAGCCGCAAGTGATACCTTTCCTGCGCTGCGGCGGCTGGCGGAAAACGCACCTAACTGACAGACGCGAAAGTCGAGCAATCGGCGAGCCGGGCGGAATGGTGATACCGAAGGACCGGCGTATTGAGGGTTTGAGTCCCTCGCCGCCGCAGCGCTCAAACCCAATGCTGCCGAACCCAAGGCTCGTTGATCTCGTGCATTTTTGGCCTGCCGTGCATGTACGCGACGCGGGTTTCCCCCAGGCCGTTCGGGCGGATGTCGCACTTGTAGGAAGAAACCCAGCCCGGAAAATCATCGTCGATGAAGTCGTGCGGGAAGGTCCGCAACCACTCCATGTCGTTCTCGCCCGACCACGACATAAAGACTTGCTTATACCCCTCGGGAACTAGCGCGATGGCGTTGCAGACGTAGTCCTTGCCCGGCGACCTGGGCAGGCCCATCCGGTCCCTCGTGAAACACCACTCCGCCAGCTGGTCGATGTTGCCGATGATCACCGTATCCAGCCCGACCACGATCAATGGCCCCTCGATACGGAAGGGCTCAATCATGCAGGACCAGTCCGGCTTGTCGGTTGATAGAAGCTCCTGGTCGCAGTCCAGTTGGTAGGGCCGATCCGTCAGAGCCACAAACCGATGCGGGATCGTCAGGTTGCGCTTGAAACCACGAGCTAGCCGGTTGACCCACTCTTCGGTGTAGCAGCGGCTGGCCTCTGCGCTGTGCTCGTTCGGGCGCCAGAAACAGGTAGCGACGGTGAGCACTACAGGCCGCCGGGCGGAACCGGCAGGGGCGACATCAACCGTCCGTCGCCGTTCGGCCGCCGCTGAAGCCACAGCTCGTCATCCTTCACGTCGGCGGTGACAACGGACCCGGCCGCGATCATGGCCCGCTTACCAATGGTCACGCCCGGCAGGATCGTTGAGTTCGCCCCGATGCTGGCGCCGTCCTCGATGCGAACCACCACCTTGCCGTCCAGCAAGGCTTGCAGATCGAAACCGCCCCCGACCCTCGGGTTCAGGTCATTGCAGGCAACTACCCCAGGACCGATGAACACGTCGTCCCCGATCCAGACGCCCGGGTGAATGCTGGCGCCGTGTCCGACCCTCACCCGCTCACCCAGCCTTGCGCCGTCAACGATGGCGCAGGCCCCGATGCTTGAGCCACGCCCGATCACTGCACCCCGGATGACCGAAGCGAATTGCCAGATCGTCACGTCCTCGTTCTGGCCATCAACCACGGCCTGGGGATGGATCACCGCCAATGCTCCTTGATCCAGGGCAGATGGGTCCAGCCGCTTGGGTCTCGCCAGCCCGGGAACGCGACGATGCGGGCGTTCCTCGGTAGAGCCTCGCCCTTGGGCCAGCCGGGCTTTTGGAAGGCGTACACGCCATCCTCTAACGTGATCCGGCCCGCGTCTGGCAGCTTGTCCGCAAGCCAAAGCTGGTCGTCCGCAAATTCATACGCCAGCAGCTTGTTCGCCGCCTCTAAGCTGAAATCAGACCAAACGTCCGGCCGATAGCCTGCCGTTGTCCACCAGACCGACCCGTTGGCCCAGCATGGGTTGGCGCTGTTCACTCCCGACAGGATGGCGAAGTGCTCCGGACGCGAGAAAAGATCGTCAAGGACGCCGGTGACGACGAGATCCAAGTCCAGGCAGACGATCCGGTCGCCTTCGTTGATCCCCTGCCGTGCCTGCCACTCCGGATCAAAAACGCGAAGCCTGGCGAAACAGCCCGGAATGGCCGTGAGGTGCATGTCCTCCGGCTCAGGATGAAAGACCCGGAACTCGTAGGGCAGGGACAGATTGCGGGCTACGCCGGCCTTCAGGCGTTCAAGGTACTCAGGGCCGTACTTGGAGCCCCACGACCACGTCGAGACGATCAGCGCCACAGAACGCCGAACCAGTTGAAAAGAAGGTTGGTGATCGCCTCCCGGAAGGACGGCAGCGCCAATTCGGGGGGCTCATCACGCTCCGGCATCAGCGTCCCTCCACAAAATCCCAATGCCGTTGTTTTTCTTGGTCGGGCAGAGGATGATTTCCTCGTGCCGATAATCATCCTTGATCGACGCCCAGAACTCCGGAACGTCGATCCGCGTCCCGACCCAATCCGGCGCTCGGCGCCAAGCCAGGTCGTGGAAGGCGACGATGCGGCCCATCGGCCCGTAGTTCAGGAAGTCGGCCTGGACGCCGTTCGGGGCCGGGTTTGTCCGGTCCCAGCGGTGATCTGCGTCGATCAGCATTGCGTCGTAGGGACCCCGCTCGCGCACCTGTTCAATGATCGCCGGGTCCATGCTGTTGCCCCAGATGACCTGGGCGTCATAGCCGATCCGATTCAGCTCCTCGATGCAGGCGCCCAGGGACGATCGGCTGGCCGTCCATGCCTTGGTTCCGCTCGGCAGGTCGACCGAGACGATGCGCGAGCCCTTCGGAAGGGCCGTCGCGACTTGCCAGAGCGAGCCGCCGAACTTGGAGCCGATCTCCAGATAGGAGGTGACGCCCTCGCGCCTCAGCAGATCGCAGAACGCCGCGATCTCCGTCGGGTCCTGCGCGGCGTCCGTCAGGTATCGGCCCATCAAACCCTCGCCCATATCGCCGCCACGCCCAGCTCGGTGCTGATGTAGGAGGTGTGAATGCGCCGCAGGCCGGCGTCGCCCAGGTCCCTGTCCAGGGCCTTCATTTCCTGATCGTTCTCATCGGGCTTGTCGGACGTCGCCCGCCAGCCGAAGTAGCCCTTGGTCATCGACCCAAATTGGACGAACAGGCTGCTCAAGGCGTCAGCCGCCATGACTCGCTTCAGTTTGTGGTAGGTGGCCAGACAGAGGACGATGTCGTAGTTCCCTGTCAGGGGAAGATGCTCCGGGCCACGAGTGAGGTCGCAGACTTCGAAGCGGCTATCCACCGACCGGATGTCGGCAAACACCTCCCGAGCCGCCGCGATGCCCGGCTCATAGATATCCAAGCCGTGGACCTTGTTCGCCCCGTTTCGGGCAAACTCAAGCCCGACCATGCCCCGGTTGCAGCCGATGTCGAGCACCGACACGCCCCGCGCCCGATGAAGCAGATCGGCCATGCCGTCGAGGCGGAAGTCGTGTTCGCCAGCGACGCGGCGCTGCACCTTGTACTCAGCCATCCAGGCGTTTCACCGCAGCCAAGACTTCCTCCACCGAAATGTTGTCCATCGCCTTTCGGCAGTGATCGCAGGGCTTCAGGGAGCCGCAGGCCTCCGCGCCACCCGTCAGGTTCTCGTGGGTCTCGTAGCCGGTCACCTGGGGCGGAATGAACCCGCCGAACAGAACCACCGCCTTGGTCCCCATCGCCGCCGCGCCGTGGTGCAATCCGCCCTCGGGGCCAATGTAGAGGCGGGCGTTCGCCATGATCCCCAGCGCGTCCCGGAAGTCCTTGGCGGTGATGGTCTCCACACCCCTGAGCCGGCGCTTGCCGTGCGAAAACTGCAGCAGCCGGCCCTTCAGCTTGTTGGCGAGAGCCTGGTACTTCTCCAGCCCCCAATCCTTGTTCGGGGCGCTCGATTTCCAGTCCTCGACGTTCGGTTCGATCAGGACGAATCCAGCGCCGAACCGGCGGCCGTCCTGCTTCTCCCCTTGGGTTTGGTAGATTTCCCCAGGCGTGGCGCGGAAGTCCATGTTCCAGACCCACCGGTCGCCGTCCTGGCGGTTATAGATCCGCGACCCCTTGTAGTAATGGACCCACTCGATATCCGTCCGCCGTTCCGTTCCGGGGCGGGCGATGTTCGGGTTGTCGCGGAAGATGATGTCGCTGTGCTTGTCCCAGATGACACGCCGGCCATCCCCGAAGGCGATCCGCTTGCCCCTGGCCTTGGCGCCCCTTGCCATTCCCGAAGCCATCAACTGGTCGCCTAAACCCAACGGGCGAACTCCCGCCATTCGTCGGCAAAGGGCTGTTGCTCGTATCCCGGCATGTCCGGCACACCCTCGGTGAAGTGGGCGATCTTGACGTCCGTGGGCACGAGGTAATTCCACCCTGTGTCCAGAGCGCCGATCTCGTCATCCTCAAGCCAGCAAAAGGCGTGGAGGTCGCGGCCCGGAACCGTATTGACCAGCTCGACCGTGAGCTTTGAGTTGGCCGGGTGATCGCAATTTATGATCATCATGCTCGACCAGTTTTTTCGGAAGTAGCGGGTCTGAACCTGCCCATCCATCTTCTCGGTCGCTGTGGGCTCGTGGCGGTGCTTGACGCAGTAGACCGCTTTCGACGTGTCCAGGGTGTCGATCAGCTCCGCGAGGTCCGCCCTCACAAGCACGTCGCCATCCATGAAGACCACCCACCCCGACCCGGCCAATTCCTTAATCAGGAACCGGGCGCAGGCGTGCTGAGTAGCCATCGGAGCGCCGGAGATCACGTCCCAAAGCCGTCCGTCCCTCGTCTCCGTCGGACGGCGGTAAAGGCCAGCCTCGCGAAGCTCCTCCAGACACAGAGAACTGACCGGAACCGGCCGGGAAAGGTGCTTTTCGACAGAAGCCTTCGCTACCTTCCAGGCGGTCTCTTCGCGGGGATCCCAGCCGATAAAGATCACCGGCCCCACCTCGCCAAGGTCTCCGCGACCGTTCCCTTCGGAAAGCACTTCAGGTCGCTGATCGGCGAGGCGTTGACCACTTCGACCCTCCCCTTCAGCTGCTCCGCAGCGTTTCCAAACGACCGCTTCCACCGTGCGAAGTTGTTCTGTGACGGATTGCTCATGCCCGGAGCGTTGTTGCGCCCGTACCAGTGAACCCCGCTTCGATCCTGGCAGTCGAAGCCGAGAAGAAGGACCCGCTTGGCCCCGAACTGAACCGCCAGGTTCAAGGCCTGGAACCCCGAACAGCCGCCGCCGCCCACGGTCCCCGTCGTTTCAAATCTCAGCTTGTCCGACTTGGCGTGCTCAGGGATCAGCACCGGTTTCAGCCCGTATTGCTCCACCGCCTTGGGGGCGAATGCGAGCTTCAGGCCCTTGTAGTCAGGCAGCCCGCGAACCGCCCTCCACCAAGGGTAATCGCAGCCGTAGACGGCGTCCGCCCACGGGGCCAATTCCACGTTTCTCTTGATCGCCAGGACCGGGAGGCGACCCTTCAGGCTTTCTACGTCTTCCCGTTTCGTAGAGGGACCGGAGGCGATGACCGCCGCCGCTTCCCAGATCGGCCATTCAGGCAAGGGCGAGGTGAACCCGGCGCCGACGAAGGTAGTTTTCCGCCGTCTCGCGAAGGCCCCTTGCGGAGTCCCCGCCATCAAAGCTGGCCTGAACCCGAAGCATGATCGCGAGCTTCATATCCGCCAGCACATCAGGCGTAGGCGGCGAAGAACCGGCCTCCTCATTGCCCACCGTCATCCGGACCCGAACTGCGTTGAGCCCGGCGTAGACCGTGGGCCAGGAGGCGTTAGCCGCCAGTCCTATCCGAGCGGGCTCACTGTCCACATCGGCAACGTAGAGGTCCGCATCTAGGGCCTGCTCCTCACCGTCTGCGTCCAGGTAGTACACCACCACCGAATTGACCTTCGGCAGGGGCAGGCCGAGCGGCCCATCGGTCGGAAAGGCGTCCGTGAAGAAGTCCCAGGTCTGCGGGACCAGCTTGCGCCCTGTGAAGTCCTCGACATAGGCGGTCTCGGCCTGGATAAGCAGGTCGATATGATCGTCCATCTCGTCGTGATCGACGCGAAGGTGGGTCTTCACCTCCTCGATGGTGACCGGGTAGGAGCCCGGTGCGGTGACGAGCCGAACGCTCATTTTGCGTCCTTGCCGTCCCGGCCGCGCTTGACTGCGAGGCGCCACGTCGGATCAGTGCCCGGCTTGCTCTCTGTCTTTTCCTGCGCGATCCACCAGGAGCCGGCCCAAGTCACACCGTCGCCCGGCTCGTAGGTCTGGCCGTCCTTGAAGACGCCGCGATCCAACACCACCGGGAAGCCGATCTCAAAGGCCTTCCGGACATCTCCGCGAGCGAAACTCAGGACAACCGTGCGACCGTCCTCGTGAAGGTTGACCTCCATGTCGTCGAAGCCGAGGCCGAGATCGCCATTCTTGCCGTCGATCCCGTCCTGGCCGACGACATTGCCCAACTGCAGCGTTTCGCCGTTGGTTAGGGTCACAGCCAACTGCCCGTCGCGGTCGATAAGTGCTCCTGCCAGGCCGACGCCATCCTTGGGGGCCGGGATTTCAGCGACGGCGCGCTGGACCAGCTCGGCAAGCACCGGCTCAACGTCCTCGACCGTGACGCTCTTGCCGTCCTGCGGAACCGGGATTTCGGCCATCTTTTCGGCGACCAGAGCATCCACCTGTTTGGCGAGGGCCTCCATGTCCGCGTCTTGGCCGTCCTTGGGCTCAGGGAGCGCCGCCACAGCGCGTTCGACGGTCTCTGCGACCAACCGGGCCACCTCCTCGGGATCGGCGTCCTTGCCCTTCTCCGGGATTGGGATTGCGGCTACGGCTTTGCTGACCTGCTCCTCAATAAGCGGGGCGACATCCTCCACCGTGACGGAGGTTCCGTCTTTCGCCGTCGGAATGCTGCTCACCGCGACCTTGACCGCTTCCTCGATCATAGGACGAACGTCGTCCGTGGTTACAGACTCGCCGTCTTTCGGCCGGGGAAGTTCAGCAACGGCCTTGGCGATCGCTTCGGCGATAAGCGGCTGCACATCCTCGGTGGTGACCGACGCACCGTCCTTGGGGGCCGGAATGTCGGCGACGGCGGCCTTGACGGCCTCTTCGATCACAGGCCGCACATCGTCCAAGGTGACGGACGAACCGTCCTTGGGCGCGGGAAGGTCCGCAACGGCCCTGGCGACGCCGTCGTCGATGATCGGCTGAACGTCCTCAAGCGTGATCGCAGCAGCCTTGGCGAGGTCCGCCATTTGGTCGAGTATGTCTTGCGTCAGCATCGGGGCGGCGGGCGGATTGGCCGCCAGATAGAACCTGACCTGCTGGTCGATGTCGTCAGCGGAGAGCGCCTTGGGAATCTCCCGCGCCTCTAGCTCCTCGATCCGCTTGAGCAGCGGACCCGTTACAGCGGTGACGAACTCACGCACCACCGGCGCCATCGCCAACGCCAGATCCTTCGGGTCATGCATATAGCGCCTCCCGAAGTTCCTTCTGGAACAGGGCGCTCAATGCCCTGGCCTGAACATCATCGTTGGCCGGTACCGGGACACGCTCCGCAGTCGGCGTTTCGGCCTTCGACGGCGAGAACGGATCATCCTGCGCGTCTCGCTTGGCCAGGGCTTCCAGGCTGAAGTTTTGCTGTTGCAAATAGGCGCTATCCCCGCCCGTGACGGGGGGCAGGTTCATCACCTTACGCGCTTCGTTCGGCTTGTAGATGGCCCCCTGGACTCCTTCGCGAAGTGTCCGCACTTGGGTCTCGCTGTCCATGCGCAGGAGGTCGGAAATGTCGAACTCGACGCCCCAGCGAACCCCGTCCTTCTTGTCCAGCAAGCCGAGACCCTCATCGAGGCACTCTTCAATGGACTCGGAGTGAATTTGGATGCACTGGCTGTAGTAGAGCTGAGCGAGGCTCTGAACGTTATTGTTCAGCGGGGCCGGTCCGACACCGGCCATGTAGGCAGGCACCCCGTAGGCTCCGCAGATCGTCTCCGCCGACAGTTTCAGTTGCTCGGCCAGCTGAGCGTCAATGGCGGTCATTGCCATCTGCTCGTACTGCAGCCCATCCCCCAGGACCGCCACCTTGCCGGAGTTCACTCCGCCGTAGTTGGATTCCCAGGTGTCCTTCAGGCGCTGCGCGGTCTCATCGGTGATCGCGCCCGGCGCCGTGAGAATCCCACTCGGCCGGCTGCCGTTCTTGAAGAACTTCGTCGAGGCGCTCTGGATCTCCAGGCCCTGCCACGCGGACAGGCCGCAGGCGTAGATGGGAGATAGTCCGACGAGCGGATGGAACATCGTGTTCCAGCGGTCGTGGATGATCTCGCTCGCGGGGATAGTTACCTGAGTTCCGACATTCGAAAGGTTATCCTCGGCGATCTCGTAGAACACCGCGCCATCGGAGGCGACCAGGGGTCGGATGCGGCTTGGGTCGAGCACATACAGCCCCGTCACCACGCCGCGATTGTCCCGCTGCTTCAGGACGTAGGTGTTGCCCATCGTCAGCTTGGAGATCATCCAGTAGGTGAAGAACTGGATGCGGTTCTGATAACGGTTCGGCCGCTTGAGGACCGGTGAAAACGCCGGGTTTTCAGCTTCCGTCCAGATGCCATCGTCCAACCTCACAAGGCGACAGCGCATCTTCGCCACGTCGCTGGAGATCAGCGAGACGCAGCGGAACAGAACCGGGTTGGACAGCGAGGTATCGAGGCGGATTTCCTCGTTGCGCTGCCAGGCGCCCGTGAATGGCTCCCGCACTACCGGGAACCATCCCCGGTTGGTATCCACCGAAGAAGGCGGCGCCGCCTTCTGGAGCCCCAAGCCCCGTGCTAGGGCGGTCAGGAGGACGAGTTCGGCCATCTCATCCCTCTCGCCAGCAACACGGCCATCGTCAGGGCGACGGCGGACAGGAAGATCAGCGTCCACGCCGTGCCCACGAGCATCGAAACGCCCACCGCCGCGCTCACGACGGCAAACAGCACCAGGAATGCGATAACTGCCGGAGGGCTGACAACAGCCGCCAGCATTCGGGCGAGGGCCTTATTCAGAGCCTTCAGCCCTCATGGCGCGGTGCTTGTACTCGCCGACCCTGGGCTCGGCATCGTCGGTCTTGTTGGCGAGCGCCAGAAGCTTCGGCCGACCAAGGCGGAAATGCGGCTTCTCGCCGTCCCGCTTCTCGATGAACTCGCGGAGTTGGTCGTCGGTCATGTCTTCAAAAGGCTCCTCGGCCGTGACAGCGACAGAGCCGCCCTGCTTGCCGTTGCCGTCGTGGTCGAGGCGGGGATCGACCCACTCCAACGATTTTGCCGTCGGAGCCTCGACGTGAGCGCGCCGGACGGGGCCTCCCTTGACCTCCTCCGCCTTGCCAATCCGCACCAGCAGATCGGCTAGCTCCCGCTCTCGGTCGGTGTTTGCCTCGAACGGTGCGCCCTTGAGTATGCGGACGCCCTTCCACCGGAGGTCCGGCGCTGTAACTTTCAGTTTCATCAGGCGTCTCCTCAGAGGCGCCCGCGCCGGCTCTAACCGGCGCGGGCCGACCCTTACTGGTACTTGGCGTTCTGGATGAACTGAACGGCGCCAGAGCGGCGGGCCTTCCAGTGGATCATACGCTCGGCCCTGAAGGCGACCATGTTGTGTTGCCACAGCGAGGTCAGGACCGTAGAGGCCGACGCCGGGCTATCCGGCGTGGTCTCCATTTGCAGCGAGGCTTCGCGGCTCATGTCCACGTTCACCTGGCCGTCGTCGGCGAGCAGGATTTCGGGAGCGTTGATCGCCACGATCAGGCCACCGTCGACCGGCGAGCCGCCGGTGGAGACGATGTTCTCGGAGATGACCACCGGAATGCCTTCCAGGGTGCCGCCGCCGATGCCGATGGTGTCGAACTCCTTCTGACCCAGGCTGTTGCGCATCAGGCTGATCTTGATCGCCTGTTGCGCCGTCATCACCAGGACCAGGCCGGAAAGGCCCATGTTGGCTTCCGCGTACTCCGACAGCAGCGTGCCGAGGTCGTCGCGCAGGGCGTCGGCCGTGGTGCCGGTGGCGGTAATCGGGGTGACGCCGTTGGTGATCGAAGCCGGCGACACGCCCACCGCTTCGGCTTTCGTCGGGTCGAGGAAGTCCCGGTCGGTCAGATAGGCCACGGCCGCGACCAGCGCGTTGCGGATCAGCATCTCCGCCGAGGGGCTCGAGAAGCGCAACAGCTCCTCGGTGATGGGCACGATGCCCGCAACCTTCGTGTGGTCGAGGGTGATCGAGTCGAACGCCATCGAGGAGACCGGCTTCACCTTACCCTCGCCGACCCAGTTGACGGTCGGGTCGGTGGTGGCGCGGGGAATCTTCACGTTGAAGGGCACGCGGGTCAGGCCGGGGATGCGGCCGATGATGGTCGCCGGCCGCAGCAGATCGACGAACTCGCTGGCGAGATTGGTGTACTCGACCAGCGGTGAGGCCCAGGTGGTGTCCGTGGTGTTGCCGGGGGTGACAGCCGTCCGAAGGATGGTCTGAAGCTCCGGCATCTCCGGCCACATCTGCTTGGCGATCTCGGCGGGCGCCTGATAGTGCTTCTGCGCCAGGTACTTGGCGCCCATCAGGCGAACGAAGCCGATGCCGGCCGGGACGTTGGTCCCCTTTACCTGGACGGTCACGCTGGAGCGGGCGTTGGAGCCCTCTTCGGCGGTGGCGCCCTTGACCTCGACGGCCTTCTCCAGGTTCAGGCTTTCCAGGGTCTTCAGCCGCTTGATCTGAGCATCGACAGCCTCGATGTCCTTCTCCAAGGTGTCGAACTCTTCCTGTTGAGCGGCGTCCAGGGTTTCACCCTTGGCGGCCGACTCGTCCATGATGGACTTCATGCGCGCGGCGGACGAGGCGCGGGTGGCCTCGTACGCGGAGCGTTGCTCTGCGTAGGTTTGCATTGTCGTGGTTCCTTCCAGCCGCCGGCAGCGCCTAGCGGTGGTTGATCTTGTTGATGACGAAAGGCTGGGCCCTGTCGCGGGCCGGGGGGTTCAGCTTCACCACATGAGCGGACTTGCCAGGCGCGGCTTCGCTCTCGGGGGTCGGCGGAATTTCGGGGTCGGGCACGCCCTCGGCGGCCCTCAGGCCGGCGTCGATGGACTTGACCGCCATGATCACGGCGCTCGCGTTGGCCGGCACTGAAACGCTGCTAAGCTCCAGCACTTCGATCTCTTGGTAGTCGATTCCACCATCGTCGCGGAACGCGTACTTGAGCGGGCGAAAGCCAATCGATACCGCGCGGACCAAGCCGTGCTTGATCTCGCCCCAGGCGGTATCCACGCGGTCCTTCAGAGGGCCGGGCTCCTTGATCTCAGGGATTTGGGCCTCGAACTCGATCCCCCTGGCAGTCGGCTTACCGAACCGGACGGAGCCGATGGGCGCCGTGTGATTGTGCTGGTGCAGCAGAACCAGGGGGTTCTGGAACTTGGCGCCCAGCGGGTCGATAGTGTCCGACATGCGGTCCGGTGCGGGGGTGGTGGCCCAGCCGGAAAAGGTACGCTTGTCGTCATCGAAGGCCTTGGCCTCCAACATGGAATAGGCTCGGTTCATGCCGGCCTCCTAGATTACGATCATTTGGTATTTGGGAGCCGACTTCGCCGACGGGTTCCGGCTCATCAGCATCATCGCGTTGAACGACGCCACCAGCGGGTCGATCTTGGCCCGTCCCGCCGACTGCTTGGTGATGACAACCGCGCCGCCGCGAACCTCGACCTTCGCGTTTCCGACACACCAGGCCATCATCGGTCGGCCACCGTGCTTCAGGGAGCCATTCTTCAATTTGATCTCAGATCCCCAGGATGCGGGAGAAAGCGCATATCCCTGCCGCACCGCGACCTGCAGGCCGATCCCGACGCCCCTGTCTTCCAACTCGTCAACCAGCGTCGCGACGCCGGCCGGGTCCAGGCCGACCCCGTCCTTTTCCGGCAGTAGGCCGGCCAGATATACGCGCTCGACGATTTCCGCCGCCTGGATGATCGGCGCCATCGGGTCCTTGCAGATCACCAGGTCGCCGTCGCGCTCGAAGTCCTTCAGCTTGCTGGCGATGTCCTTGCGCCGCTGAAGGACGTCGTCATGCGCCCAGGCCCGGTTCCACAGAAGCCAGGTTCGGGTTTCCCTGCATCGGCCGACGACCGCCAAGCCGAAAAGGTCATCCAGACCGCCACCGTCCAGGCCAATCGTGCAGACCTCCGATCGCCGAAGTAGCTCATCCAGCGTAAGCGTCGGGTCGGCGGCGGCCTCCCAATAGTCCGCACCGGCCCATCGGTTGTTCGATAGTTTCAGGCCGATTTCGATGTTGAGGTGCTTGGCGAGGAAGACCTGCTTCTCGCCACCGGTCGCGTCCCTGACCTTGCGAAGTTCATCCTCAAGCCAGCGCTGATCGACCGACCGGCCAAGGTTCGGGTTCGTGATGTAGAAGTTCTCAGGCTTCAGATATTCGCCCGATTCAACCATCGCCTCCGGGAACTCATAGATCACCGGCAAGCTGCGGGGGTCCTCGATCCTGCCGTCCCGCACATCGCGGAAATAGTCCAGCTTGGTCTTGAACACCCCGGCCGGCTCTTCGTCCGATTGGGTGCTCGCCCAGATGATGAACCCTTCCGGCCTCGACACAGAGCCGCCGGTCGCCTCGCGGAGCATTGCATCGGCCTTGGCGCGCTTGCCGAACACCCACAGCTCGTCGACGAAGATGTGACCCGCCTTCTTGCCGGAGACCGTATCGGTGTCGGCCGCCACCACTTTGAGCATCGCGCCGTTCTCGCGGTGCGTGATCGTTCGAAGGTGGTCCTGCACATGCAGGAGGTCGGTCAGCTCCTCGTCCTCCTTCACCATGTCCCGGGCCGGGTTGTAGGCGTTTTGGGCAACCTCGATGGTCGGCGCCAGGATCAGAAGTTCCGCCGAGTGCCGCCAGTTGCGGATCAGCGCGGTGAGCATGATTCCGGCCGCGATGGTGGACTTGGAGTTCTTCTTCGAGATCAGGAGGAAGAACTCGCGGATCAGGCGCTTGCCCGTCTCCGCGTCATATGCGCCGAAGATCGATGAGACGAAGTCGAACACCCACCGATCGCACGCCTCACCGAAAGTCGGTTTGCCGGGCGCGTCCACGATCCGCAGCGACTTGAAGACCTCCAGCGCCTCGCGGGCCTCATCGGCAAACAGTGGTGACGGGATCAGCGAGCGCCTGGCGACAATCCGGTCTTGCCAGTCGACGCAGGCGGTGGACCACTCCACCTATTGAACGATCCTCGGCGGCGGCGGCGCGGCGAACTTGCCCCCTCCCCTCGCGACCCGCTCCCCGGCCTCCTGGCGCTGCTTCTTGATCCCCGCCGGAGCCCCGCTCTCAGCGAAGGTCTTCGTCGCGGTTGCCAGCGACTTCAGAACCTCCGCCCGGGTCTTCAACGAGACCGCCGCAAGGGCCGCCTCGCGCTGCTTGTCGTTGTCGCCCTCGATGCCAGCGGTGATCAGCGTCTCCAACTCGCCCATCATGCTCGTGGAAGCGTCCAACTCATCGAGCATCCGCATGGCAAGCGCGCGACCCCTGTCGACAATGGCCTCAGGGGTCGTGTTCTCCGGGGTCAGAACCGTCCCAACGTAGACCTTGACTGGGGGTGGAGTGCGCGGCTCCTGCTGCGAACCGGGCGCCGTCTCGGGCCTCACCCATTTGGCCTTCTTGGCGTGCTTGCGAATCGCGGCCTCCGTCACGCCATGCCATCGGGCAATTTCCCTTACGGACATGGGGCTCGTGCTGTAGTCGCGCTCGATGTCTGCCCAGTCGATCGGCTTCCTGGTTTCGGTCATCGGTCTCCGTTCGCAATGAGGTTCGCGGGACTCAAATCCCCCGGGCCGGAAATAATCTCTCCGTGATTGGCCGCCGGTCTTCTCCCACCGACTTGATAGGATTTTGGACCCTCCCCCCCGGGGGTTAGTCCCATGTCCCCTGGTGGCACCGGCTGTCTTGCTCCTGGGCTTGCTTGTGCTGGTCATGACAGGGGGATTTACAGAGGGTCTGGAGGTTGTCGGGATTCCAGAACTTGGTGGCATTGCCCCTGTGGGGCTGCTTGTGGTCACAGACGAGCTGAGAGGTGTCACCTTCGAGCTTCCGGCACATCTGGCAGGTGAAGCGGTCGCGCTCAAAGGTGGCTAGGCGGAGCCTGCGCCATTGGGCTGTGTTGTACCACGCCTTCCACGGAGACTGGTTAGGGGTGGTTGGCTCGGGATCTTGGGTGGGCGAGTGCGACAGGCGGTGTGAGGCCAGGATCAGCCTACCGGTCGGGCTTGAGAGGCGGCTGGCCTTACCCATGATGTGGTTGGGCTAGGCGGAGAAGGCGCGGGCAACAGCCATGCGTGTCTCAAGGTATGAGCGGTAGATATCCTCGTCGGCCTGAGGCAGAGGGAGCGCCGCGATCTCAAAGGGCGATGGCGTTTGGTCGCTCAGCCGTTGGCATAGATCCTTTGCCAACGAGTAAGCGTTGTAGCCGCCCACCTCTTCCCCGGTGTTGCGGTCTATCACCGTCCAGAGTTTGCCGTCAGGGTGAGGGCCGGTGATGGTGTAGCGGTCGGTCTCGGGAGTGGTGATGATCTCAGCCAGCGTCATCGCTTAACGCGGAATGCGCCCCATCTGCGGCGGGGGTGGAGGCGGCGGCATGGGCTTCGCCCACCCCTCTCGGATTGTCACTGTAGGCGGACGTTCGGGCCTCGGCACGATGCCTCGCGTTCCTGGCGGTGACCCTTCCGGCTTCCCGTTAAGCGGCCGGGACTGCATGAACCGATAGAAGGCCTCAGCGCGTTTGACGGTATCGACGTCTCGCTCGTTCGGTGGGCGGGTGTCCATTGCCATGCGGAGGGCATCGCGGCGGATTTCGCTGTCATCCATCGTTCGGTGTCCTCTGAAGCGTTCGCCTAGGCGACGGCCCAATACGTCGGCTCGGTGAGATCGAGCGGCAACGCGGTCGGTGTGGCGATCTCGTTTCGGTGCGACTGGTAGTGTATCGCAGCGTTCGGTTCAGTGTTCGGCGGACAAGGCGGTCGCTTCGACTTCAGCAGCCGGTGCAGGACCGTGGCGGATGAAGACCGGAGAAGGCGTGGCTTCGTCATACGGCCTCTTAGGGTTCGCTCACGCTATGGGCGCCGGCTTGGACCGCACTCTCGCCACCGCGTTTGCTCCCGCCAGTTGGCGGGGGTCCAACCCCGCGATACTGGCCGAAAGACGTAGCGGCGCTCCTCGACCTGGCGGACCTGCCGCCTGACGAAGACCCCTCTGGTCACCGTGCGGTCCCGGCCGGTTTCTTGCCATTCGGTGGGGGTGGGGTTCATAGGGTTCGCCCGCGTTCTATCGTCTAAGTCGCTATGCTTGGATGTGGCGATGACGGGGCGAAGGGGGTTAGGCGGCGTCCGAAGCGGCGAAACGCTCCCGCATGGCGCTCTGGTGCAGGTCGGCTCTAGCCTTGTTGATCGCCTGCCGGGCCGCTTGAACGGCGTTAAGCGCAGCCGTGTTCTCCGGATGCGCCGGAAGAGCCTCGATGCGGTGCACCAGGCTATCGAGGTCGTTTGCAATGATGGCCGCTTGGCTGTCGGGGTGCATCGCTGTCTCCTGTAGGTTGGCCCATCGGGAACAGAAGCTCTACCGATGGGCCTCGCGCAGGCCCCGAGGGAGGAAGGCCGTGGGCGCGAACTGAATGGCTTTCAGCGGGCCGGGCGTTAAACCGGCTCTGAACGAGCCCTAAGCAGGTTTCCCTGCGTGGTTGCCGATCAGTGTACCCGGACCTGCGTGTCTACGTTTCCACGCCGCCGCTGAAACTTGGAGCGCCTTTCACAAGGTCGGCGCCTTAACCTGTCTGCCTATACGGGGAGATGCGTGGTTTCTGCGGCTTACCGCGAGAAAAATACGAAGAAACTGCGCTAGGCTGTTGACCTATGCGCAGTTTCCGCGTACAACATTCTTACCGGCTGACCCCCAGCCGGCAACTCGGAGGAAGAAATGAAGCTTCGCTTCAAACTCCTACTCCGGTTCTGGAAGCTGAAGGTCCTACAAGTCCAAATCAGCTTCCGGAAGTAACCGGGGGGCCTAGGTGGGATTCCCGTCCCGCCTAGGCTCTCCGGAGGGGTATCAGGTAACCGGAGAAAAATCAATGAATGTCGGCGACCTCAAGGCCCTAAGAGACCGGGCAGGCATTACACAGGCGGAGATGGCCGACCTCATCGGCCTAAGCCATCGAGCCTACCAGGACGTAGAAGCCGGCGCCTCGAAGCTCCGCAATCTCCATGCCCTCGCCGTGGAGCGGGTCTCACTTGCCCTGGCCCTCAGTCAGGGGAACATAGACTTGGCGCTGCCGTCTGTTCGGCGGGATGCGCTCAGTCTGGCGGCGATGATCCGGGGAGAGTAGCAGGCGCACCGCGCCCGATACCGAATGTTGGGGGTCGGGTGGACGCGAAGCACCACCCTGAGTAATTTCATGCCACGTTTCTCTGGATTTCGTCAAGCAGGGATGCGTCCTGCTGTGCCCGCCAATGGGCACAAAGGGCATTCGTGCCACGGGCGAGCGCTGCAAGCGCCTTGTGCGCTGCCTCCGGCGCGCGGCTGAGGATGCCCGCGATGCTACCGCCCTTGGAGACGAACATGGTGAAGGCGGTCAAGCAGGCGGCGCCCTCAGCGTCGAGAATGGCTCGGTTCATCGCTTGAACCGCCTGGGTGTCCTTGGCCGCGCATCGGGCGCGATAGTGCTGCAGCGCCTCAAATGCCCACGGGCTGACCTGGTGATCTGTCACCAGACGCAGAAGCGTGTCCCCGCTGTTGTAGGAGCCCGCGCGCCACTTGGCGATCATGGGGCCAGCCAATGCCTCCACAACCCGCCTTGCCTCGACGGACGTAACATTGAACCACTCTCCGCGCCGATGGTAGGGCGCCAGATCCCTGTGCGCAGCGGCCTCAACCTGTTGTGCCACACCCCAGGGCAGGGCTACCGCATGGTGCAGGACCAAGGCATCGGCGTTGCCGATCTGTAGGGTCGCCAGCCTAGCGATGACGTCGTCGGCGACACCCACCTTAACCGGAGCGGTTCCGACGCCGATGATGTAAACAGAACGGATCATGCAGTAATGATACCATAGTGCTTGGCGAGCAGGTCCAGGGAAACGCACAACACGGCCTCTAATTTCTTGGCTTCCGGGTCGTTTCCATTGGCGATTTCTGTAACCCGCTCACCCTCGCCGGCAACCCGGTTGCAAAGGTTGGTCATGGACGGGTGATTAGCCAGCCCCTCCTTTTGCGCCTTCAATAGCCGTTGGCGCGCAGCGGCGCGGTGCTCCTGTGCGAACATCAGATCGCCACCTGTCGCGCTGGCCATACAGGACCGAACCCTGGCATCCGTAGCGGCGCGGTAGTCGTCGCCATACTTGAGGCCCGCTTGCATCTGGTGCGGCTCTAACCGCTTCTTGTTCCAGAGCCAGTCCAAGCCAGCCTGACGACGCGCCCGGTCGACGTTTCCCCGGTTGTCGGCGGACTGGCGGGTGGCGCGCTCGACCAGGACATCGGCCTGAGTGGGCAGGTTTGCGATGTGCCCAGGCAGGCCTAGCGCTTCGAAGTCGCGGGCGCGCTGCTCCTCCGCTTCTCGGGCAAGCTGGGCCTCCGACTTTCGGATGCGTTTGCTGCCGGCCGCGATCTGCTGGGGCGACTTCTTCTTGGCTTTGCGACTCATTGGCCCCTACCCCCTTCACGGATACCTGCGGCTGTCATGTGGTCCCGCAGGCTCCGGCCGTTCAACGTGCAGGTTGCGACGACGCGGTCATAGGAGCGGACCCTTCCTCGACGAGTGACGACGCAGCGGACGGTTCGGCCGGCGGTGATGCGGGAGAGGGTCGCCTTAGCCGCTTGGCCTCCAGGCTCCCTCAGCTCGGGGGCGTAGAAGTCCTCCAGGCGAACCTCCACCCATGTCTTGGGATCGGGGCTGTTGCCCACGCATAGGCCGTCCCCGTCGAGGATATGGCGGACCTGGCCGGTGAAGACAGCGCCGGGCTCAATCCAGGTTGGAACGGGGCCACGGTCGGGGATTGCCTTGCAGGGGTCCGCCAGGGCCGGGGTGGCCAGCAGGGCGAGGGCAGCGGCGAGGATGGCAATGCGGGTCATTCGGGCCTCACAGGTTGGCTAGGCGGCTGCTGCGGCGGCCTCTTCCCCATCCACACGGGCCAGGATTGAGGTTGCCCACAGAGACGACAGGACCAGTCCTCGTACTCATGGGTGATCATGGTCAGGCGGTAGTCGTGGGGGAAGCAGAGGAGTTCGCGGGTCATGCCGACTTCTTCACCAGGGCTAAGGCGGCGGATACTGCCGACATAGCCAGCAACAGGGCGGAGAGCGTCGTGGCGATGGCGTGGCCATTGGCGAGGATCAGCAGGGACACTTGGCTGAGTGCGCAGCACGTCCAGCCGTAGAAGGCGGAGCGGTTCATTTCGCTTCCCTGTCGGTTTGACCGGGGGGTGAAGGGAGGGGCCGCCAATGCGTAAAGAACCGTTCGTGGTAGGCGGGACCGTCCTTCGTGTGCCAAACCCATTCCTGTGTGACGTCGGACTTCCTGGTGTCGTCGAAGAAGACGATCTCCTGATGGCCGGTCCTGCCGTCCACCGCGTGGAAGTCGCTCCCATCCCGAGGTGCGCTCGCTATATCCTGCCAGTCAGTCATTGCTCGGCTCCATGTCGATTTGTGCGGGCGGGGCTTGGCGCGCCTTCATCATGGCTTGAATTTCCACTAGCGCCTTAGCGGCGCGCGTAGCAGCCGCGGTGCGCTGCTTAGCGGCATCGGGGCTCTCCGGCTCGTAGAGCGGCCTCATCACCCTCGAGATCGCATTCGCGAACGCGATTTCTGCGTATCCGATTGGAAACATCAGTTGGCCCTCGCCTTCATCATGGCGTCGGCGTACTGGTAGGCGAGCACCGCCCGGCCCTCGGTCGTTGAGCTTCCTCGATAGTCTCGAAAGCACGCGAGTATCCCGGTCAGGGCTGCCATGGCGAAACGGTCGCGGAGGCCTTCCTCCCGCTGTTCTGGTATTGTCTTGGATGGGGATGGGGAGGTCATGGGGCCTCCCTCAGGAAGTCACGAGGAGCACATTCGGGCGCTTCAGGGACGACAAAAATGTTGCCGCCGTCGCCGCTGTAGTCGCTGTGCGTGATGTAGACCGCGCGTCCCGCGTCGCAGGTTTTCACCACATGCCAGTAACCGCCAACATGGATCACGTTCGGGTCTGGTCCATCCGAGGCATCGGAAGGGGACGCTTCAGAGCCACAGGCCGCCAGCGGCAGCGCGATCACAAAGGCCACGATTGAAAATTTCACGCTGCGATCTCCTTCACGGCTGCCTTGGCCTCAAGGGCGTCGCCCATCACGACACGCATGGCATCAGCCAAAGTGGCAGGCGGTTCGAGATCGGCATGAAAGCCCTCGTCGAAGCGAGGCACACGACACAGCGGATTGCCCGCGTCAGGGCCGCACGATGCGTCCGACGTCAGCTTGCAGTGGCCGACCGTGAACCACCACCCAGGCAGCACGCGGCGAAACTCGGTGATGGTGCGGCACAGGTCTTCTTCCTCGGTCATACGGCTACTTCCTTCACGGCTGCGCCATAGTCCCTTCCGGACTTGGCTGTACGAGGGGCGAGTTCAGCTAGACTGGCCAAGCGGGGGAGGATTAGGGGCTCATTGCGGAAGGCTCGGTCGAGGCGGTCCAGAACCTCCGCCTCGTCTGCCTGGGGATGGGCCAGGGCTAGGAGCTGCCGGGCCATCGCATCGAGGTAGATCACCAAGTCATTGGAGCTGGATTTGATGGCGGCGATGCGCTCTTCGCGGGTCATGCTGCGGCCTTCGCAACGGTGACTTGTCGAGCCGCCAGAACGGCCCCCGCTTCGGACTTGAGCGCCTTGGCGGCGGTCTCCGTTCGGGCGATCAGACAGCGGTTCTCAGCGTCCCATCCGCAAGGGTCCACATAGGCGGCGGCGAAGCCTTCCCCCTTTGCCGTGGCGATTGCCTGTCGGACCTCGGGCGGTCCACCAAAGGGGCGGATTGGCGCGACGTTGCTCCCAAAATCGATCCAGTCGGCGTGTTTGCCCTTCCGGAGCCACTCGGCCATGTCCGGGGCGCCCTTGTCGCCGCAAACGGTTCCGACCTTCCCCGCGAACGATCTCGCGGCCCCTGCCAGGGCTTGTTGCTCGTCGGGGGGAAGTTTTCTCCACAGCTTGAGGGTCTCCGGCTTTGAGGATCGACCCTTCGTGTGCGGATAGGCCTTCCAAGCGATCTCAAACGCCTCCGGATACGGGCGTTTCGTCGCCCTCGGCGACAAGGAAGCGTTAGCTTCCTCCTCTTCCTTCCCTCTACCTCCTCCTACTCCATCCTCCATCTGCGGAGGCTTTTCGGACTCGTGCGGAACTTCATCGGCTTTAACCGGGGCGAGTTCGGACTTTTTCGGAACTGGCGTCACTTCATCATCGGCCGGCTCCGGACCTTCAGAGCCGAGAGCGACAAATGTCCGCGCTTCATCGGTGATCGGAAACCAAGCCTTGGGCTTGCGGGGGCGCTGGTACTTGCAGAAATTCCGCACCGCGCCCAACGGCTTTCCATCGGCCGTGAAGCGCATGACGATGCCGGCCGATTCCAGCTCGGCGAGCAGGGTCACCACATCCACGGAATCGGCCGGGAAGATGCGCATCTTGAGCTGAAGCGGCTTCCACTCGAATACGCCGTTGTCATCCGCTTCAGTGCAGATGCCCTTGGCCAGCCATCGTGCAGCGATAGACACACTGGCCCACGCCTCGTCAGTGTAGATGCCGGGGTGAATTGATCTAATCCGCGCCACTGTCCGCCTCCCGGATCGCCTCGGCGAGGCCGACCATTTCGTTCCAGTAATCCTCGAAGTCGGTGACGCGCTTGGCAGACTCCTCCATCACTTCCAGGGGGATTCCCCAGAGATGGATGTCCTCAAGCTCGACCAAGAATTTCTCCCGCTTGTCACCGCAGCGGTTCCGCAGGATGCCTTGGATGTAGGCCAGCTTGGCGAGGTAGGGCTTTTCGGCTCCGCGCCGATTATACCCCGCCTGAACGGGGATCTTCTTGAACGCTAAGTTCCACCCCGTTTCATCCGGCTCATCACCGTCCCAAAGCATGTAGCGATCAAAGCACTCGTCCAGAGAAGTCAGCAGCTCAGCGAGAGAATAGGTTCTTAGCCAGCGCCTGATATTGTTCCTGCCGTTCTCGTTCGGCGGAAAGCCGCCTCGATCTTGGATACGCTTGGAAATCTCCTCGACGGTATCGACGCGGGAAACTTCCTCCGCGTCCCGCCACTCCAGCATCATCTCAAGCTGCTCGCGGCGCTGCTGAAGTTCCTCGATCTGCGCCCGCTGGCGGTCCACCGCCGAACGGTCATCGAGAAGCCGCGCGCCCTTGCCGCCATTGCAGGCCTCGCAGGCGGTTACAAGGTTCAGGATATCGTTCGTCCCGCCTTCCGCGACGGGGTGAACGTGGTCGCAATTAAGCACCGCGTCCGGCGCTTTTGCCCCGCAATATTGGCAGGTGAAGCGGTCGCGCTTGAACACTTCGAACCTGAGCTTCTTGGAGAGTGACTGTCTCATGCCACACAGCCCTTCTCGGCAACGATCCGCCGGAAGCGCTTGGCCAGCAGCACCTCAAGGGGCGCGGGCCGGGACGCCTGTTGCGGCTTGACCCGCTTAGGCTTTGCCGGGGCACCCTGCCGACGCTTGAATGCCTCGATGCCGTGCAGGATCGTCGAGTGATCCCGACCGAAGTGGGCGCCAATCTTGATCGTGGAGAAGCGGCGCCGGCCGCCGGCATACCGGATCTCATAGAGCCGGAAATATGCCTCCTGACGCGCCTGGGCGACGCGCTGGGTGCGGCTTAGACTGGCAAGCTCGGTCTCGGAAACCTGGTGCCGAACGCAGATTTCCGAGATGACAGCACGCAGCACGTCCGCATCCGACGGCGCCAGTGCATACTCGGGATTGTTGATTTCGCCTTTCCAGAGTGAGCGGAGGATCACTGCGCTACCCTCCGACCTTCCCAACCAAGACGTCTGATCTTTCGATAGGCAGCGACCTTGGAAATGCCGAGCTTGCGACCCATCTGCTCGAAGGTCTTACCCTGGAGATACATCCGCTCCAGGGTGGCTAGGCGATCATCGGTCCAGCCGGGGTGGTCGTCGGCCTTGGTAGGCTCTGGCGGCGGCTCAGGCGAGTTCCTGCGCCGCTCCTGCCGGGCTATGTCAGCCTCTACCTTGGGCCAGGAGTCAGCCAGGCGGTCGGGGTGAAGGGGGGGGTTGATGTTGGTCAACGGACAACCTTCCTGACAACGGTTCCGTCGAACTTGCGCCAGCCCGTGAACCCGCCGGTTTTGGGCTGGCCGATGCCGAAGTGCTTCTTGGCTAGCCGGTCGGCCTTGGCCTTGTCGCGGCGGTCCTGCGCGGTCTTCTCGACGTGAGGCGCCTTCAAGGCCGGGGCGAGGTTCCCCTCCCGGTTGCCGGTCGCATCAATAGACAGGGGGATGATGTGCTCGATGTCCCAGGCGTCGCCGGGGCGGATCACGGCCTTGGACAGGTAGCAGCGCCCGCCGTAGCGCTGGAACACGCGGAGGCGCACCCGGTCGGGGATAGCGGAGTCAGGCGTCGCGCCGATCCATTCGGGTTGCTTGCGGCCGATGGGGACGGTTTCGCGCTTCATGCCGCCAACCTCGGGACACGGTAGCCGTAGGGGCCAAGCCAAGTGTTCAGGTGATCGGCGACGTCCGTCAGCGAGTAGCAGACGCCGACAAGGGCACCCTTGGACATGGCAGCGTCGATGAATCCGCGTTGATGCTCGGACAGCCGGCCCTTGGCGGCCTTCAGCTCCAGAAGACCGATCTTGCCGCCGGGTAGGATTAGGCAGATATCGGGGACGCCGGGGCGGACGCCCATGGCTTTCAGAACACCCATTTCCGCGCGTGAGCGGGTGCCGCGCTGGTTGGCAGTCGCCCACCACAGCAGGCCGGGCACCGCGTTCAGGTAGGAAGCGACTTGGCGCTGTAGGGCTTCCTCGGGGCGCTTCATGTCGGCAGGCCTTTGCCGACTTGGACCCGCAATTGCTCATGGGTAAGCTTGCCCAAGGTGGCGCGGTTCTTCGGGTGGCCGACCAGCTTACGAGCCAGCTCGTCCCGCCGGCTTTGAAGCGCGAGAATCTCGGCGTACGCTGACGGGCATTCCCAGCGGACTGCTATCATGGGCCATGCCCCTGCATCTTGGCCGCCGCACCCATAAGGGCGACCAAGGCCGCCAGGGCCAGAGACAGGACGGCGGGGGCCACGAGGATCAGGCCGATGATGGCGAGTGCGGTCATGCGGACCTCAGCGGCGTCACGTTCGCAGGGGAGCCAAGGACGCGAAGGCTGGAGTTCAGAGCCTCCCCGACGTCTGTCAGCTCCCGCTCAGCGATCATCCGATCAGCCTGCGTTGATCCGGGCTGAGAGGCCTTGAACAAGGCGGCCAGCCCCTCCCCCACCTCCTTAGCAAGCACCCCACTGACCTTGGCGAGTTCCGCGCTATCGGCCGGTGGGGTTACCCTGCGGTCGAGGAGGAGTTGATAGACTGCCAAGATCGGCGGTTCGCCGCCTCCGGCCTCCAGATAGGCCGCATCCAGCAGCGCCGCTTCTTCGATAGACGGCGACCGATTGGCGTCAGGGTCCGACCAGTACCGGATCACCCGTTCGCCTTTGCCGACGACCTCGGCCGCCTTAGCAATGGTGATGCGCCCAACGATCCGGTCGATGGCGTCTTCGAAGGTTGAGGGAGCGCGGACCTTGGTCATTGTGCTTCACCGTTCAATTTTGGCGGGCGATGGAACGTGACTGCCCGGCTTGGCTGCGCCACAAATTGGGCATGGACAGCGCGAGGCGAGGTGTGTGGAGCGAGGGGCATCAGGCGGCCACCTGCGACGGTGACGCGGAGCGCCGCTTCCGGGGCGGCGCAGCCAGCGCCAACTCCTTGAGGCTCGCGATCTTCGCGTCGGCCAGGGCCGCCCAGTGCTCGCGCGGGATGCTGTTTCGCTGCCGCCACGACAAGACGGTGTTCAGCTGGCCCGTAAACCCGACCGCCTCATGGATTTTCTGCGGCCCGGCGTCCCGGATGATGTCCTGATGGGTGCGCATGACGGTGAATATGCATTTTGCAGACCCGCTTCGCAACTGCCTTTTGCATATTCCGATGATCTAAGGCGTGATGCCATGGAACCGGGGGATCGGCTGCGGCTGGCGCGAGAGCGCGCAGGCTACGCTAGCGCTAAGGCAGCGGCCGAGGCGATGGGCGTCCCCTACCCGACTTACAGCCAGCATGAGGGGAAGTTGCGGGGGATCCCGGCTGGCCGGGCCGAGCGCTACGGCAAGTTCTTCCGCGTCTCCCCCGAGTGGCTCCTTTACGGACGCGGCGACCTGGACGAGATGCCGCCCCCGTCTCCGCCAGTCGGGATGCGTGCGGTCACGCGAATGGTGCCCGTGATCGGCGTGATACAGGCTGGCGTGTTCGCTGAAGTCTTCGACGAGCCCGACGACCCGGAAGTCATCCCGATCCATCTAGCGGGCTTTGAGGGCGCCCAGTTGTTCGCCTTGCGGGTGCGTGGACCTTCCATGGACCAGCATTATCCCGACGGGACGATGGTGGTGGTGTGCCCAGCTGCAGAAATCGGCGTGCGCGAGGGTGACCACGTTGTGGTGCGCCGCCGTCGCGGAGGGCTTGTGGAGACAACCCTCAAGGAAGTGGTCAAGGAAAAGCGGGGCGTCGCCCTGTGGCCAAGGTCCAGCGACCCGGCGTTCCAAGAACCCATTCGGATCGATAGCGTTCGAGACGCGGATGACGGCCCGGAAATCATCGGTGTGGTGGTCTCGTCTTACACAGTGCGACCTATTCAACAGCGTCCGCTAATCACCTTCTGACGGCGTGATCCGAACTGTTATCTCGTCATCTTTCAGACTGAGAACTTGAAAGGCAACGTCGCGAAAACGGAATCGCTGGGCACCTTTCGGATAGGCCAAGGTTTGCGAGAATGCCGGCCTAGCGAGGTCGTCAGCTGTGTATTCCCGATACTCAAACCGGATAGACGGCCCATCTTGGCCTACGTAGATGATCTCGTAGTTCAACGTCCCAGGGACTGACGCTTTCGTCGCCACCAGCTGCCGCGTCAGCTTCGGCTTCTCCGGCGTGAACAGTGTCGGATTTTTGTGTTCGCGCCAGGCGCCATTGCGCAGAGTGAACGCGTAATGATCCGCCACACAGCCGGCGCCGTCGAGCTGAAGGGCCGCTATTGTTCTGTCGCTGTACTGCCGCGCTGCAGCGATTTCGACAACCGCACCGCTCGCGCTCCGGCGGCGATCCATGCTCTTGAGTTTGCTGCCGGCCGGCAGGAAGAGCGTGAACTTTTGGGACGTAATCGTGACATCGCGGTCCGTCACCCAGCTCCAACTGTATGAGGTAGTGACGTACAAGCTCTTGGCACGCACCACCGTTTGGCCAACGACCGCCGTCACGGCCTCCCCGGCCTTGTAGTTTCGCTCCACGACCAAGTCGGTGTGGGTTTGCGGGAGTGGCGGAATGTCCGCTGGTGATCCGCAAACAACCTCGGCGGCGACCAAAGCCCAGATCATCAACCCTACCTCCCAATCGCTGTCCGACCCCTATCATGACGAAATATGCATTTTGCACTTGACGCTGTAATATGCGTTTTGCATAGTCTCTCCATACCCCGGAGAGACCGATGCCCTTCGACACCGACACCCCCGCCCCGCAGCGCACGCTCAGCGGGGTCACCATCATCCCGCACACCGAGGCCGGTCACCGCTTCATCGGCTCCACGCTTCGGATGCTTGGCCCGGCTGGCGTCGAGTACCGGCAGGCGCTAGCGGGCGTCCGCATCTGCCTCGATGCGCACCGTCGCGCGCAAGCGGATCGGTGGCCCCTGTCCATGTCGATCAAGCCCGCCACCACCCGCCAGCGGGTTCGTGACGCCATCGCCCGCGTTCGCCGGGCCACGCGCGCCGTCGCTGGACCCGCTGCCATTCATCAAGGGTGCCGCGCATGACCGCGCTGGAACTCCACCTGGAGAGCGCCGAACGCCAGCTCATGGCCCTCGCCGAGCAGGTCGCCGCCATGCGGTCCGGGCCTTCAACAGCGCGCCTGGGCAACCTAGCCGAGGACGCAGAGCTGGCCGCCTTCGAGCTGCGCGCCACCTTCGGGCTTCTCGCTGTCGCCGCCTCCATTCGCATGTGCGCAGAGCAAGACGGCAAGGTCGTCCGCTTCCTCACCCGCCGTCACCTGGAAAAGGACATTCAGCATGACCCCCGCTGAAAACGTCGCCTTCGCCTGGGCTCACCGCGAGCTGTTCGCCGAGGTCGCCCGCCACAATCACGAGGTCACCATTCGCCGCCGCCTGAGTGGTGATTGGGACGCTCCAGACAACCAATACCGGAACGCTTGGCGGGAAGCCCGCGCCCTCGCTGCTCCCGTCTCTGAAATGGCGGTGGCGTAGATGAGCGTCGGAAACGCCTGGAAGCACGCGCCCGCTCGGCAGGCTCGGCTTATCGCCAGCATGAGCGACCCTGAGTGGCAGCGCCGGCGGGAAATCTATCGCAAGGCGCGCGGTCCCGCAGCAAAGCGCGAAGTCGCCCACTGGAACATCGCCTGGAACCAAGCTGGTCGCCCCGCCGACTTCCCGGATTTCCCTGAGTGGAAAGCTGCGCAAGCAGCCAAGCCCCCCGCCCCTGTCTCCACGCTGGCGGAGGTTGGGTAGATGGCACGCGACCCGATTGGAGACGGCGTGCGTGCGGGCCTTGAGGCGTCCATGAAGCCGGGCGGCGCTTTTGCCCGCGCCATAGGCGACGCCTTCGAGCCCTACGCCAAGGAACTGCGCGACCTGCGGCGGTTCAAGTTCCGTCACTCTTGGCGCCCGATCAGCGAGTGCCCCGACAAGCTCAAGGACGGTAACCCCGTGCTGGTGTCCGTCAAGGGAGACCTGCTGTTCGCGGCGTGGTTCCCCGACGACGGCGGCTACTGGGATGCAGACGTCGAGTACGGCGGCAAGCCGGTAGAGCCCGAGCTGTTTCTTCACCTGCCCGCGCGGTCTGTCTCCTCCTCCGTAGGGAGGGGGTGATGAAGGTGTGCCTCCCGGGCCAAGAGCAACCGCCTCAGCGTGGATGCGGTGCCGTAGCCCGCACCATCCCCAACAACCAGTATTCGCAGGAAACAGGCGAATGACCTATTCTATCGAAACCTCCGTTCCGATCCCGGCTCGCACCGGTCCCGGCCACCGAAACCCTGAAAGCGTGGCGGGCGTGATCCGGAAGCTGATGGAGTCTCCCATCGGGGCGAGTGTTCTTTTCCCCCCGGAGAAGACGCTGGCTGCCCGTCGTCAGTCGCAAATGATTGGCGGCCCGGCGTGGTGCCTCACGCGCAAGGTCGATGGCGGCCTCCGGGTTTGGAGGGTGGCTGAGCCATCGAAGGCGCAGCGGTGAGCACGAACACGCCGACCCCCGAAGGTGGCGCGGGCCACGGCACCGCGTCCACTCACAGACGCCAGCCTCAGTCCCGGGAGGAACCCATGAATACCCATACAGAGCGCTCGCAAGGGGAGAAGGCGCCGGCACCGGTCTACCACGCACCCCGTGATGGCCTTGGCCGCTTCGTGAAGCTGGTCTGCGTCAACGCGACCGACCGCTGCGCCGGGAGCTTCCCGTGCCCCTTCTGCGAGCCCGCCATCTCCCGCGCCACGGGTAAAGCATGAACGCGCTCCAACTCCACACTTCCGGCCTTCCCATCCATCAAATCGCGGGGCGTCCCAATGTCTGAAGTGAAGGGCGAGAGCCTGTCGTTGCCCGTCGCGCTTCGCCGCCTCGGCATTGAGCGTGACCCCGGCCATGTCGGTGAGGGCTCCGTCGACCGCAAGGAGCGCGAGCGTCGCAACGAAGCCGTTGACGTGGTGCTGGCCGCCCTTGCCGCCGCCCCCTCCTCCCCGATGAGGGAGGGGGAGCCCGTGGCTTGGCGATGGAGATGGACCAAGGAAGCCGCCGGCCTGCATCCAGACAGCCCCCTGTCGCCGCCGTGGAACTACACGACCGACAGCAACGTCGGAGCGCAGAAGGAGGTTGAGCCCCTTTACGCCGCGCTCTCCGCCCCGACCGTATGTCATGAGGGGCTCTCCCGGGATCAGTCACCGACCGCCGATGCGGCGTGCTCGCAAGGCGAGGCACTGGTCCCTGGACAGGAAGCCCACGAGGCGCAGAGCGCGGCCGCCTGGGACGATCTGCGCCGCGAGTGGGGCGCGCGGTTCGCTGAGCGAACGGAGACGTTCCGGCGCGTGGCTCTGGGGGTCGGCGTCACCCGCGAGGAGTTGGGCGCCATCGAGCGGGCCTTGGGGACCAGGCGCACCGTCGAGATGTTCGTCGCGTTCGGCGAGGCCAAAGCCACCGGAGAACAGGGATGAGCCGCCGTTGCCTGATCTGCTCCAATATCAATCCATGCGCGAAACATTCGGAGGCGGACCAAGACGCCGAACTTCGGCGAAACACGGCGGCGGCTGATCGGCTTCGTGCGCCTACCCTGAACACGCCGACGCCTGACGCTGGGAGCAATACGACCAGCGCTTCGACGGCAGCCGAGAGCAACGGTAGGCCCCCCAACACCCCCCTAGAGGGAGTACGGGAAGGACTGCTGAAGCGTGCCGCCGACCTACGGGCAACGCTGGCCGCAACCAACGCCTCGGAGCCCGGTGACTGGCTCGCGGCGATGCCGGCTGACGTTGCCCAGGACATGGAAGCTGACGCGGTCCTGTTTGAGAGAGCCGCCGCCCTCCTCCCCTCCCCAGATGCGGGGGTGGTCAAGGCTCTGAGGAAGGCCACTCAACGGGCTTGCTGGGCGCTCGACGCCGTGACGGGAGCAGTCCCCTATCGGGGCGATATCGAGGAAGCCAAGGCCGCCCAAGAAGAGTGCCGCGCAGCCCTCTCCGCCCTCTCCACTGTTCAGGCATGGGAAGGGGTGGGTGCATCCCAGGAGTGTCATCAACCGTCTGCGGCGACGCCAAACGGCGACCCGCAATCGTCACCGTGTTCGCAGGAGAGCCGCTGATGGCCCGCCGCAAACCGTTCAAGCCGATCAATCCCGACGCTGGCCCGTGGATGATCTGGTCGCACCATTGGAGCCGTTGGCACCGTCGGTCGTCAGACGGCGGCGCGGCCGGCTACACGGACGACATCACCCAAGCCGGCATCTTCGACTTCGAGAAGGCGCGGGAATACCACGATCCGCCGCCCTACCGGAGGGACGAAGCGGTTCCGGTGTCGAGGGCCTTTGACCAACTGGACGCCGCCCTCGCCGCCAAGACAGCGGAGCGCGACGCCCTGGCCGAAAAGATCGCCGACGCCAAGCGACGGGCCGCAGCGAACACACCGGCCTCTCGTGTCGCCTCGTCGCCGCAGACGGTGGATGCCGCCTCCGGGATGCCCCCCACCCCTTCTCAGGAGAGAGACCAATGACTGAGGAAGAAGCGAAGAAGCTGCGAGACGGCGACCGGGTTCTGCTTGAATGCGAGATCATTGGTGCGGCAACCCGAGGGTATAGCGATCCCGAGCCCTACGTCTCGCTGCAAACAATCGACAGAACGCCAGAGTCCTTCTCAGCCTACGTCTCCACCATCCACTCAATAGTCCCTCGCCCGTTACGGCTGGGCGACCGCGTTGTGATGGTCAATAGCCCGCCGGGAACCCACACCATCGGCGAGATCATTGGCCTTGCGCCCGGCCACGCCTGGGTGACTTGGCCCGACGAGACCCACCCGACTACCTGCATCTTGGCCGAGCTGGAGCGTATCCCGTGACCTCCTCCCCCCTCAAGCCCGGCACGGTGGATGTCGCTGGTCTGAACGCACCTGAGGAGGAAGCGCCCCTGTTCAAGTTCCTGGCTGCCCTGGTGGCCCCGCCTTTCATCGTGGCGGCGGTCCTGTTCCTGGTCCTGGCTGCTGTCCTGGCGTGGAAGCCTGAGGGGCTCCTGTGATGGCCGGGGGTTGGATCTATCAGGGTTTGGGCTTGGCGGGGGGTGAGGACTCGGCGGTTCGTGACTGCTTGAGCGCCACCAGCGCGCGTTCGACGAACTGCGCCACGGTGCGGCCCTCAGCAGCGGCCTCGGCCTCCACCCAATCCTTCAGGGACCGGAAAGTCCGCAAGGAGATCGCGGCGTCTCGCCTTTCATCCGCCATGTATGCACTCCGCGCACAATGTGTGTTGACGACTGCTAAACATGGGTGCAATCTGCACACAACGAAACACAGAGTCAACCATTCCACTAAGGAGCCCCGTCGATGGGCCTGAACACCCCCGCCCTCATCCTGAACGACATGGTTCACGAGCTGGAGGCTAACGGCACGGCCGGTGCCGCCATCGCGCATCACGTCAGAACCGGAGAGGGCGGCAACACCGCCATTGGCGTGAAGGTCGGCAAGCCCATGCATTCGAGCGGGATGCAGGTCGTGGCCTTCGGCGGCAACACGATGCGGACGCTTGGCTACGGCTCGTGCGGCGATTGCGACGAAGCCCTGCTTCGCAAGCTCGCCGACCGTCTCGGCTTCACGCTTCGCCGCAAGCCCTCCATTCCAGAGACCCCGTAATGGCCAGACGAACCCTCTCAAAGGAAGCCGTGAAGGTCGTCCTCGACGAGACTGAGGCGCTTGGCCTGTCGGATGGCGCGCATTGGGCGATGGTCCATGAACGCCTCGGTCTGCCCTACGGCGACGTCTTTTCCATCATGGCTCGCGATCCCGAGTTCTTCGGGCTGAAGCCGACCAAGCCGTCAACAGGCTCTCCGTAATGGCCAGAGACCGGAGCCTGCCGATGCAGCCCTACGAAGATCCCCAAACCGTCGCGGAGTTTCAACCGTCTTTGCTGGCCTGCGAGATCGAACATCAACCCGAAGAGGAGAGCCCGATGGGCGCCGTCGCCAAACGAGACACCGCTACCGCCGTAGCCGCCGAGGTCGTCCAGACCAACCCGGCGACCATCATGGAGGTCATCAGCCGGGCCGCCGCCGACCCCAACACCGATGTCGAGAAGCTGGGGCGGTTGCTCGACATGTACGAGCGCATCAGCGACCGGGACGCGAAGGCCGCGTATGCCGCAGCGCTGGCCGCCATGCAACCCAAGCTTCCGGTCATCACCGAGCGCGGCAGGATCATCGTTCCCGCAAAGGACGGCAAGCAGGGCCACTCCACCCCTTACGCGCTGTGGGAGGATATTAACGAGGCGATCCGCCCGGCCCTGTCCGAACATGGCTTCGCCTTGTCCTTCCGCACGGGCCTCGCCGCCGACGGCAAGATCATCGTCACCGGCATCTTGTCGCACAGCGCGGGCCACCAGGAAGAGACGACAATCACCCTTCCACATGACAGCACCGGCAGCAAGAACGCTGTCCAGGCGGTCGGCTCCAGCACCAGCTACGGCAAGCGCTACACCGCAATGGCCCTGCTGAACATCACCAGCCGTGGCGAGGACGATGACGGCAAGAGCGGCGGTGATCCCGCCGGCCTTTCGGAGGATCAGCAAGCCGAGGTTCAGGCCCTCATGGAAGACGTGGGCGCCGATCGGAAGCGGTTCCTGGCCTACATCAAGGCCGAAAGTATCGCCGCGATCCCGGCCCGCGACTTCGACAAGGTCATGAAGGCGCTCGAAGCCAAGCGAAAGGCCGCGAAATGATCGTCCAGGGCTCCCCCGAATGGTTCGCCGCCCGGCTTGGCAAGGTCACCGCCTCCCGCGTAGCGGACGTGATCGCCAAGACGAAGACCGGCTACAGCGCCAGCCGAGCCAACTACATGGCAGAGCTGATCGCCGAAAGGCTCGCTGGTGTGAGGACCGAAGGCTTCACCAACGCCGCGATGCAGTGGGGAGCCGACAAGGAACCGGAGGCCCGCGCCGCCTACGCCTTCATGGCTGACGTGGACGTGGTCGAGGTCGGCTTCGTCGATCATCCGGTGATCGCCATGACCGGCGCTAGCCCCGACGGCCTGGTCGGCGAAGACGGCATGTTGGAGATCAAGTGCCCCAACACGGCCACGCACCTCGACACCCTCTTGGGCGGCGCGGTCCCGGCGAAGTACGTCACGCAGATGCAGTGGCAGATGGCCTGCACCGGACGGGCGTGGTGCGACTTCGCCAGCTACGATCCCAGGCTTCCCGAGGCCATGCGGCTGTTCATTCAGCGGGTTCCCCGTGACCCCGCGTTCATCGCTGAAGCCGAGGCCGAGGTCACCGACTTTCTGGCCCAACTGGACGCCAAGCTCGAGGAGCTGACGGCCCGCTATCTCCAGGCCGCCGCGTGACCCGTGAAGCTATCCGATACCCCGGAGGTGGTCGAGGCCCGCGCGTTCTGCCGTGCGGTCCTGGCGGCCTTTCCGGGGGCGACAATCACAGTGAGGGAGGGGGTGCGGCCGAAAAAGCGGCCCCCGATCACTTCCGATGACCACGATCAGCCCGATCCCCTGCACGTTCATCGACGGAGCGTTTCGCCCGGCGCCCCGGTTCGCGAGGCTCTGCAACGAGACTTATGGCGAAGGTGAGTGCGTGACCCTGGCGCCGGTCGAGGAGCGCAGCCCCGCCAGCCATCGGCACTTCTTCGCCGTGATCCGCGAGTGCTTCAACACCCTCCCCGAAGGCGAGGACCGTTGGCCGACCGAGGAGCATTTTCGGAAGAACCTGCTCATCCGTGCCGGCTGGTGCGATGTCGTCGAAGAGGTCTGTGAAAGCCGGGCCGAGGCCGAGCGCTGGCTTGAGCGCCTGCGCCGCCGGGACAGCTACGCCGTCATCACCCTGCGCGGCAACGTCCTGACCACCTACACCGCCAAGAGCCAATCGCACGCCGCCATGAAGGCCCCTGAGTTTCAGGCCGTGAAGACCCGCGTCTTCGAAATCCTGGGCGAACTGCTCGGCATCGAACTGAAAGCAGCAGCATGACCGACAACCTGCCCGAAGGCGTGAGCATGACGAACGCCGCACAGACCGATGACGCCAGTTCCCGGGAGGCCCCCAAGGACTTCTCCGAACTAAGGGAACTGCTGGAGAAGGCGACGGACGATGACGAGCCCGGCGGCTGGTGGCCTTGCGACCGTGACGAGAAGCAAAGCACGATCAGCGGCTTCTGCGCCATTGGCCCCGGTGTCGGCTACGTTGGCGAAGCCACGGGCCGCCTCATCGTCGCCGCCGTAAACGCCCTCCCCCACCTCCTAGACCAGCTATCCCAGGTCCAACGGGAAAGGGATGAACTGAGGGGGACGATGGGCAACATCGCGGTGTTGTCGCAACCGGCCCCCGAGAGCGTTGGCCTGCTGACCAAGCTGCTTGAGCGCATCCACACCCGCGCCCGCTCCGCTCTCCATACCCAGGGAGGAAAAGACCATGGGTGAGAAGGCAACGGTCCCGACGAGCATCGAGGACGACGCCGCTGCTTTGGATGCGGTCTTCCTCGCGCTGGAGGATTGGGCCTGCGAAGACCTGTCGGTGGCAGAAGCCTACGAGGCGATCATCAAGGCCGTCGCCCGCACCTCTAACCAAGAGGAAGGGGGCGGATCGTGATCAGCAACCTCGCCGGTATGCCGGTCGTCGTCTCCGCTCAGGCCACCGTCGCCTACGAGGACTGGTCCGCCTGCCGCTCGCCGAGCCGAGCAAAGCGCCGTGAGCGACTAGGCCATCCGCAGCGCGTCGTGCGCGGCCGGCAGCCTGGAGCCTACCACGCTCAAGGCAAGCTGTATGTCCATCCCGATGTTTACGCGACCCTCACCGAGCCAGGAGCCCCCGCCCATGACCGCCTCTGATCTGGTTGGACGGTTGCGCGAACACATGGGCACGTTCGGGTGGAACCGTAGCAGCGACGAAACCGACAAGCTGCTGGCGGAAGCGATTGACGAGATTGAGCGCCTCTCCGCCCTCTCCCGCCTTCAAGGACTGGATAGGGAGGAAGTGTCAGAAGTAATATACGATGCCTGCGAAGCATGGAACAACATGGACGTCTGGTCCAGACCCGTATTGCAACAACACCTAGCGGACGCCGTACTCAACAAGTATTCTGAACGCCTCCCGGGTCCGTCATCAACCGCCGATGCGGCGTGCGAGGCCAAGGCCTCGACACTGGTCCCTGGATGGCAACCGATTGAGACGGCACCGAAGGATGGGACGTCTGTCCTGCTTGCCGAGCAGATCCAGGGACACGGCTTCGTTCAGACCGTGGGTCGCTGGCACGCGGAGTTCGACAGCGAATACAACGCCGACAACGACGAGATCTACTATCGCGGGGCCTGGACTGACGGCACCGTGGCCGACTGGGGAATGCAGGAATACGCCGAGCTTCAGCCCACCCACTGGCAACCCCTCCCCGCCCCTCCCCCATCCCTGGCCCCTGAACAGGTGAAGCCATGACCGACCTAGCTGACCTTCGGGCTCGGGTGGAAGAAGCCAACGGGCCGGATCGGGAGTCGGATGCCCGCCTGTGGACTTGGCTCAACGGCTGGACGTTCCGCAAGGTCTGCCATCTGGGCCACACGATTGGCGGCCAACCAACCTTCAGCTTCCGCACGTCCGACGGTGACAAGGCGCTCCATGTCGTCCCCGCCTACACCGCCTCACTCGATGCTGTCCTCACCCTCGTAGGGGAGAAGCAACCCGGTCGGGAAGGCGAGTTGCTCAACGAAGCGATGGAGGACATGGCGGTGCGTGGCTGGCGGGCGGATCAGCCGTTCGCGCCTCAACTCGCCCGCTACCTGTTGAGCGCCCTGCTAGCGGCCTTACCTGCCAGCGGGTCGGAGGCAAAGCCGACGTCGCCGCAGACGGTTGATGCCGAGCCCGGGATGCCCCCCATCCATCTACAAGGGGGCGGTAATGGGTGAGAAGCTGGCTTACAATATCAACGAAGCCGCGAAGGCCATCGGCATTGGCCGCACGAAGATTTACGAGCTGATCGGCGAGGGGCGCTTGGTCCCCAAGACGGTAGCCGGCCGCCGGATCATTCCTCGCGCCCAGCTTGAGGCCCTGGTGGAAGGAGATAGTCAGCCCACGCCTGCATCAGGTCGCGCCGCCTGAGAAGCACGTCACCCCGACGATAGGCCCGTTCGGCCTTGTCCCCGGTGATGTGCGCCAGGGCGGCCTCTGAGAGGCTGTCGGGGAAATCCGTCGTCTCCGTCGCCCAATCCTTAAAGGATGACCGGAAGCCATGAACGGTGGCGACGTCGTCCACCCCCAGCCGCTCAAGCGCCCGATCCATCGCAGCCGACGACAGGAAGGCCCCTTCTTTCCGGCTCGGGAATAGGAACGGGGTGTCGTTCGCCAGATCCTCAAGCAGCTTTAGCGCCTGCCGGGACAGCGGCACCCGGTGTTCCCGCCGCTGCTTCATGCGCTCCTTCGGAACCGTCCAGACGTCCCCCTTGATCTCTGCGAACGTGGCGCCACGCACCTCCGTCGTGCGGGAGGCAGTGAGGATCAGCCAGGCCAGGGCGCGCTCGCTGGTGCTTTCCCCCAAGCCCTGAACGAAGGCCGGCACGTCGGCGAACGGCATGGCCTTGTGATGGCCGACCTTCAGCGCGGTTCGCTTGGCAAGCAGATGGGACAGGTGGCCCTTCCATCGGGCCGGGTTGTCTCCAGAGCGCAGCTTCTTCGCCGTGGCCGCGTCAAGCACCCGCTCAATCCGCCCCCTCACCTTCTCCGCCAAGACCGGCGCCCTGGTCCAGATAGGGCGCAGCACGTCTAGAATGTCGTCCTCGCCGACCTCACCTATCGGCTTGTCCCATATCGCCGCCGCGTGCTTCTCGAGACTGCTGCGCCAGTTCTTCTCGGTCTTGTCGCTGGTCCATTCGGCCTTGATCGCCTCGATGGTTTCGAGGGCATAGGCGCCGAACGTGGTAGCCCCCCTGTCGGCCTTCCGGGCGTCGATGGGGTTCACCCCAGCCCGCACCAGCTTGCGCGCCCTGTCGCGCTCCTCGCGGGCTTCCTGGAGGCCGACGTCGTGCAGCGAGCCCAGTCCCATCTCCTTCCGCCGGCCGCGCCATTGGAAGACGAACACCCAGCGCTTGTTCAATGCCTCGTCGACGTGCAGATATAGCCCCAGGCCATCGCCCAAGCGCCCGGGCGTCTTGGCCGTCTGCACGGTCCTCGCAGAAAGTTTATTGGTCTGACGCGTCATAAATCCCGTCATCAATCCGGCAGCGGATTGATATGAACACCTAAACACAGTTCGGGGAGACGCTAGACGCCGGAAAGGCCGATCCGCAAGGGATTTGCGGCCACTGGTGAACGGGTGCGGACACCCAGGCGGTTCCTGCCCGGGGAGCCATCGGAAGGGTCCCTCACATCGCAAAGCGTCTTCGAAACCAAACCTCTCCTCGGGTGTTGCCCGAGTCCGGGGTGGGCTCACGCGAGGACCAGCCATGAGCAAGCATCCCCCCGCCGGCCAGGAACCCGATCCCCTCCCCGCCGACGACCTCGACCGCGATCCCGGCATCGGCCGTTCCAAGGGAACCACGATCGCGGGCGAGGATCCCCACCTGGCGGATGGGGAGAACACCGCCGAGGGCGATGTCGCCAACGACACTACGCCAGGGGGCGGCGTCGACCCCGACCAGCGCGGCCGCGACCATCCCTGACGCCATGCCGAAATTCGTCACAGGCTGGCGGGTGGACCGCGCGTGCCGGGACCAGCTGTTGAAGGCGCACCCGCCGCGCTACGGGCGGGCGGTGGCCGACCATGTGACCCTTCAGGCCGGCGTGGCCGCCCGCGCCGACCCGCCGCCGCCCGCCCGCTGCCGGATCGTCGGCGAGGCTGACGATGGACGGGGAGTCCAGGCCATGGTGGTGGAG